TCCCATGGAGAGGGTAGAGGCCTCCCCTTGGCTGCTGGCTAGGCAGAGGGCATGTGCCCCGATTACTAGGTGTCCCCGTCAGTATCCGAGGTGGATTTTCCAGGCCCCACCTCACGGACGTCGATCTAGCCTTGATCGTCATCCGCCACGTTCACCTCGCCGGGGGATGCCCGGACGCTCCACGGTCACGGGCCCGAGGGTAACGGTTGCCCGCACTTGGTTTTGCTTTCCGGGGAGAGTGCGCCCCGGCCCGCTTACGCACTGAGCGTCATCGGTGTAGCCATCAGGGCCGTTGCCGATGATCGGTACGATGAGCGTGCTGCCGGGAGAGGGTTCTTGTGCGCCTGTCGGCCTTGGCCTATATCTGGCGCTGCGGAACGTCCTGGCAGACGTTCATTTTCTCGGGCCGGACAGAGGGTGAGAGACCTCGCCGGCCCGACGCATTTTTGTAGCGTGGAATTAGCCGGTGAACAAGTCCCCATCGCGATTGACGCGCGAACGGCAAATCAGATAGCGTTCGGACAAGAGCGGTTGATTGGGTACACTCCCGTCCCCGTGTTCCCGTTCTAGAGGCCGTCCACTACCGCCGCAGTGGGCGGCCTTGTCTCTTCAGAGCAGCATCATCTGGTAGGACTCGTGGGCGAGACTGGCGGCTGTCTGAACGCGCTCGGCGAAGGATCGAGCCTCACGCCAGTCATTGCGTGCGCTAGGCCGATCGGATTGCCGCCGAGCATGGAAGGACCATGCCATGCTGTCGGCTGAATGAAAGGCCGCTCGGATGCCTGGGTGCAGGAGTGCGGTAATCTTCACACCGAAGCCGTGGAGCCGCAGGTCTGGCCGCAGGCGAGCGATCCTCTCGACGATGTGCAGAATGGTCTCTGGTCGACCTTGGCGCTTGCAGACGCTGCCCAAGCCCGTCCACTGGCCCGATTTGAGGCGGTTGCCGTAGGCTTCGACGTGGCGGCAGTAGTCATCGGCGGAGTAGCCCTGTAGGACGGGCATGATCGGCACAGGCAGGCGGCAAGCCATCAAGGCGTCGTAGCGTTCGATGGTCAGGCGCTGATGCTCTGCGATTGTCAGTCCGGTGCGCGCGAGCATGAACGGCTCGCACATGAAGTCCTGCGCAACGGCGATCTCGATATCGATGAGGTTGTGCAGGCGGCGCACTTGGTCGGCATATTCTTGCGGCGAGTGCTGGTAGCGTCCGTAGAGTTCGAGTTCGCGGAAGGCGCCGCTGTCGAGCATGACGCGGCATCCTTCAATCGGGTCCCTGCGTCGGCGCAGTCGGCGTATCGACAGGCAAGCGCGATCGAAGTGCCGAGCGTGGTGAACCATGTGAAGGCCGACATAGAACAGCATCGTCTTGTCTTTTATCTGACGCTGTTGCACTCTCGCAAGCGCAATGGCACCCGACCGGTTCCTCACCCACCTCGGCCTCGATCAAAAAATGTTCGCCAAGATGGCGGGCATCCACCCGGCGACTATCTCCCGCACGGTGCGTGGGGTATCGTCGCCGACGCTCGCAGTCATCTGGGCGTTCTGGGTCGCGAGCAAGGGGAAGGTCGGAGTGGCCGACTGGAAAAAGATAGGGGAAAGGAAGGAAAATGGCAGGAGAAAAGACGGTCTTCACAGGCGTGGGAACGAAGCAGAAGGAAGCGGCGGCGGGGATGATGGAGGCGTGGTTCGCGGCTGAGGCTACCTGCGAATCGGCTATCGGCAAGGCGCGGTCGAAGTGCGGCAACGCCAAGGACGACATCATTGAGCAGGCCGAGCGCATGGGCATCAAGCGCAAGGTGTTCAAGGAAGCGATGAAGAAGGCCAAGCTCATTGGCAAGGCTCACGATTGCGGGAGTGAGTTCGAGGACGATCTGGCGCGGGTGTTCGAGAACTTGGAAATAGTGCTTGGTCTGCCGCTCTTCGATGCCGCTGGCGTTGATGCGGATGGAGGCAACGTTCATCCGATCAGCGGTCGCGGCGAGGGCACTGGAGCCGGAGCGGCCGCCTAAAGCGTTTGGCCGAGCACTTCGAACCAGTCTGTTACCGTTGCGGCGTCCCGGCTTGTTATGGCTGGGACGTCGCTCTCCTGAAGGGGAAGCAGGGGACATGGAGTTGTGCTGCTCACGTCCCCGATGGCTTCCTGCCCCCATCTCGCAGAGGGCGAAATGACGACAGCGCTGGGAATAGACCAGGCGACCAGGAGCGGATGGTGCCACGGGGGAACGAAGCTCCCACTGGACCAGTGGTCGACGGGAGTCTTCAAAAGCCCGAAACGGGACGAAGCGGGCGAGAGGCTGATCATAATCGAGGACAGCGTAGCTTCCCTGATTTCTAAATTTGACCCGGACATCGTCGTCTGGGAGGCCCCCTTCAACCCCGTCAGAGAATTGATTGAGAAGGTCCGCAAGCAAGCCGCTGCGGCCTCGCGTGGCGCATGGAATGAGGTCGCGATCAAGGAAGAGGTCTTCGGTGGCTACAATGTATCGACGATCGAGCTTCTCGCCCAGATCAAAGGTGCTGTGCTGATGGCGGCCGCGCGAGCTGGCAAGCCGACCGAGGGCTACGCACCGCGGTCGTGGCGCTCGACGCTCAAGCTGCCACGTCCGCCGGCTGGTCTGATCACTTGGCAGGCCAAGCAGAAATGGACGAAGCAGGCAACGCTTGCGTGGGTTCGCCGAATGGGCGGACAAGTCGAGAGTGAAGATGCGGCTGATGCCTTCGGGCTGGTTTTTCATTCACTCCATGGGGAGCCTGGGGCGCGTCGTGCCCAAGGTGACCTTCTCGCCCTTGCAGAGGATTATCTGAGAGCATGAGCGACTATCATCGGTTCCTCGCCAAGAAGTGTCTGGTCGATCCACCTACGGGCATCAGCTATCGTGTTTCGGTTCCAGAAGCGATGAAGCCGCATCAGGCGGACATTGCGCGATGGGCGCTTCGTCGCGGTCGCGCTGCCGTGTTTGCCGGAACCGGTCTCGGGAAGACGCTGATCGAATTGGTCTGGGCGCGACAGGTGGCCGAGCATACCGGCAAGCCCGTTCTCATTCTGGCACCCCTCGCTGTGGCGCATCAGCATGTCCGCGAAGGGGCACATTTCGGATTGGTCGCTATACTCGCCAAGAGGCAATCCGATGTCGGGTCGGCCAGCGTGTTCGTTACCAACTACGGCAAGATGGACCATTTCGACATGGCATCGTTCGGCGGTGTCGCGCTAGACGAAAGCTCAATCATCAAGAGCCATGATGGCAAGACACGCGAGCGGCTGATCCGCGAGTGTCAGGGTGTCCCATTTCGATTGGCTGCCACGGCCACGCCCGCACCGAACGATTTTATGGAGTTGGGCAACCACGCCGAGTTCTTGGGCGTCATGTCCTATGCCGAGATGCTCGCCATGTTTTTCATCCACGATGGCGGCGAGACGCAGAAGTGGCGGCTGAAAGGTCATGCGCAATCCGACTTCTGGAAATGGATGGCGTCTTGGTCGGTGATGCTCAGGAAGCCCTCCGATCTCGGCTATCCGAATGACGGCTACGACCTGCCTCCGCTGTTCACGCAGCAGCACACGGCCGCAGTAGAGTACCGAGCGGACTTGGACACTGGCACGCTCTTTCCGATTGAGGCGCGGACTATGCAGGAGCGTATCGGGGCACGCCGATCAAGCATTGATGAGCGGGTGGCGCTCGCGGCCGAAATAGTCGCGACCAAGGCTGACGTTCCCTGGGTTCTGTGGTGCCAGTTGAATGACGAATCAGCGGCATTGGCGAAGGCGATTCCTGGAGCCGTCGAAGTGCGCGGTAGCGATGATGAGGATGATAAGGAGCGCAAGCTCATAGCCTTCTCGGAAGGTCGCATTCGAGTCCTTGTGAGCAAGCCAAGCCTGACTGGCTTCGGGCTGAATTGGCAACACTGCGCAGATACGATTTTCGTCGGTCTCAACGACAGTTTCGAGCAGGTCTATCAAGCGACACGGCGGTTCTGGCGGTTCGGCCAGACCAAGCCGGTGACGGCGCATTTCATCGCGTCGGAGCTAGAGGGGGCGGTGGTCGCCAACCTTCGGCGCAAGGAAGCTGACGCAGAGCGAATGGCTGTGGAGATGGTGAACCACATCGCGGACCTATCAGCGGCGGAATTGCATGGGATGGAGAGGACGAAGGCTGGCTATGAGCCGCGACAGGTGCAGCCGCCGACGTGGCTACCGGCCTCTCTGAAGGCCGTAGACGAGGCACATGGGCCTGACTGGTCTCTCTACATGGGCGACGCTGTAGAGGCGCTGGCGGGCTTGCCAGAGGCATCTGTGGGCTATTCCGTGTTCTCGCCGCCGTTCTCGTCCCTCTACACCTATTCGAACTCCGACCGCGACATGGGCAATTGCTCAGGGGATGACGAGTTCTTTGCCCATTTCGATTTCCTCCTGTCAGAGCTTTATCGCGTGCTCCTACCAGGGCGCTCGGTGTCGATGCACTGCATGGACCTGCCGACATCGAAGGTGCGCGACGGCATCATCGGGCTTCGCGATTTCCCCGGAGAGTTGATCAGGGCTGGTGAGCGGATGGGCTTCGTCTACCACTCATCGGTCGTCATCTGGAAAGACCCGGTGACCTCAATGCAGCGCACGAAGGCGTTCGGACTCCTGCACAAGACGATCCGCAATGACAGCTCCATGTCGCGCATGGGCATCCCCGACCGCGTGGTGACCTTGCGGAAGCCGGGCGAGAACCCTGTGCCGATATCGCATGGCGAAGACTATCCCGTCGATCGGTGGCAGCGGATTGCCTCGCCGATATGGGATGACATCAACCCCTCTGAGACGCTGCAATTCCGCGCGGCGCGGGAAGGGAACGATGAGCGCCACATCGCGCCGCTTCAGTTGGAAGTGATTCGCCGCTGCGTTGAACTCTGGTCAGCGCCGAAGGACATCGTGCTTACTCCGTTTGCCGGCATCGGCTCCGAACTCTATGTCGCTGTCGACATGGGCCGACGTGCGATGGGGATCGAGTTGAAGCCGACCTACTTTCAGCAAGCAGTTTCCAATTTGCGCTACGGTGATTCAATCCGTGGCGGCTCGCTATTCGCCAAAGCATAAAGAGGGTGCCAAATCATGAAATTGGAAATCCCGAGGCCTAAGCGCCTCGAGGCGGAGCGCGGCTTATTGGGGATCCTGCTCCGCGACAATGACGTAGTGCATGACGTCTCTCACCTGGTCACGAAGGCGGATTTTGCCGATCCCGGCAATGGCGATCTGTTCGACTTGATTAAGGATGTGATCGATGGTGCGAGAGTCGCTAGTGCTGTCACGCTTTCGACCGATGCGCAAAACGTCGTCATCGGCGACGGCGGCATGCGGACCGACCAGTACCTCCGCCTCTTGGAGCAGGAAGCGCCGCCGGCTGCGGTAGCCGAAAGTCTCGCCAAGGCTATCCGGGCTATGGCGATGCTCCGGGCCGAGATCGACACTGCGGTCGCGATGATCGAGGACTGCGTAAGTGCTCCTGCGAGCGTAACGCCGGAGGAGATCCGGGCGAGCTATGATGCCAAGTTCGCCCGGCTCTTCACCGGGCCCGCTGACCTCGGCATGCGTCGCATATCTGAGGTCGGGGATCGAATCCTCACGAAGTTGAAGACGGTCGCAGAGACGGGAACCGGCTTGGACCCTGGTCTAGTAGCTGTGTCGTCGCTTACGGGCCCGTGGCAGGGCGGCAAGCTGATCATGCTGGGGGCGGCGCCATCAGCGGGTAAGTCGGCATTGGCGCAAATGATCGCCTCGTTCATCGCACGCAAGCGGACGGTCCTCTATGTCTCGCCAGAGATGGACGATGAAGAGTTGACGGAGCGCGAGTGGCATCGCCTCACCGGGATACCGGCGAACGATATCGAGGCTGGCAGGATCAACAATCAGTCATACGAGAGGCTTTATGAGGTGAACCAGAAGCTAGGTGCGTCTGGCCTCTACATTGATTCCCAGCCAGAGCCGAAGGTGCCGATGATTCGGATGAATGCTGGGCGACTGAAGAAGATCACTGGCGACCTGGCGCTGATCGTAATCGACCACGTTCACTACCTGGCGAAGCCTGATCCGCGGATGTCGGAGAATGACGCCCTAAACGACAATCTGAAGGGCTTGAAGCAGCTTGCTCGGACGCTCGACCTGCCGATCCTAACGCTCTGCCATCCATCCACTGAGGCGCTCCGGGACATGAGTAGGCAGCCGTGGCCGCGGCCGAACAAGTTCCATCTGCTCTATGCGGGCACGATAGACAGGCATGCGGACGTGACGCTGATCCTCCATCGGCGGGAAATCATGCTGCGGAACAACGAGCCGGAGAAGGAGGATAAGGCTAGGCAGGCGTGGGTGGACGCTCTAGCGGCCTGCGAGGGGCGAGCGGAGTTGATCCTGGGCAAGCGGCGGGCCGGCGCACTGCGGCCGGATCCAGAGCGCAGGGGGCGAACGGAGATGTTCTTTGATGAGAGACGGGTGGCCTTCACCGACAACCTCGCGCGAGCGGTCATCGCTCCGGTCGTGACTGAGGATGATCTGCTGGCGCTTGCGGGCCGGTAGGGCTTGTGATTTCCACAGTCATCAATTATGTTCCGCGCGTTGACGGACGCATGATCTCTCCAGGGATTTCGCGTTTGGCCCTCCCCTCCCGCTGGGCGGCACCCTCGCGGGAGATGGGAGGGCCGGTCGGCCCCTCATCCCCTACTGCCTCCCTCCGATGGTCTGATTGATCTCGACGAGCGCCTGATTGTTGCCCTCGTCGATGTTCTTCGCGACCAGTTCCATCGCCATCTTCGGGGTGACGATTCGCTGGTCCTGCATCGCGACTAGCTTCCCGACCATGTTCGAGGCGATCGCCAGCATCTCTAGCGGAGAGACTTTGCTGGCGTGCTTGCCGATGAGCATGCAGAGGTCGTTGTATGCGACCTGATGCTCCGGCTTCCCAGAGTGTAGGTTCATCATGGTGTCAGTCTCCGTTGGCCGCTTCTGATCTGGTTATGGCGAAACTCCGAATAAAAAAGCCCGGCCATTGCTGACCGGGCTTTAAGGTGAGTGCCCCTTGGGAACGCGGGGTTCGATGGGCGGGGCACTAATTGCAGTCTTACGCCGCTTCGGCGATCAGTTTCCACTCATTCTTGGGCAACTCGATCATCTTTCCACCGAAACGCTCGAAATCGGTCGCGCGATCGTAGTCATCGATGTCCTCGGCCGTGCGAGTGATGGCGTTGAAAAGGCCGTATTGAGTGAGATCGCCACCCTCTATCAGGTGTCGCAGTACGTTCGACCTCTCGATCTCATTGAAGCCGAAGGTCTTGCTAGTCAGATCAATGGCCTTCACCGGGTCGCCCGCGATCTTGCGTTCGGTCATCCCGACGATCTTGTCGTCGACCAGGGCGGCAAAGCGGGCCGCGTCGAAGGCACCCTGGATGATGTCGCCGACCTTAGCCCACAGGGCCGCGTCGTTGAGCCGGCGGGTCTTGTCGGAGAGCATCGCGTAGACGTCCTCTCCGATCTCGTGCTTGCCGCCGATATGGTACTGCCGGAGCGAGCCGGCCTTATCGATGGTGCAGAGGTTAGTGCAGACCTTCGTGAAGATCGAGGTCTTGACGGACAGGGCGCCCATGCCGACCTCGCTGTTCTCGATCACGATCGCCGGTGACAGCGTGTCAAAGAAGACGTGGCTGCCGTCTCCCAGCTTATTGCCTGTCGGGATGTCCTTCTCGATCCTGCGATCGACTGCCTTCACGTAGAACCGGCGGTCGGTCACGTCGCAGGAGATGATCTCCACACCGAGCCGGGCGATAGCCGGCAGGGCAGCGTTGGCGAGGTCCTCGTTCTCAAGCGGGCGGTACTTGTCGGACATGAAGGCGCGGGCCCTATTGTCGAGGGTCCGGACCATGCGCGGGGCCGGATACCGCTTGAACCATTCGTTGACGTTGTCTGCCAAGAGGTGCGGAGCCTCGGCCCTCATTTTCGCGTAGTAGCGGGCCGGGATGCCGGTGTGGTCGGCGATCTGGCTGTGGGCAATGTCGTTGATGCTCGTGGCCTGATCACCGAATGCGAGGACCAGATTGTTGCTCGTGCTCGTGCCTTCGACCACTCCCATCTGAGCAGACTCAGTGCGCACTACGAAGTCGCGCTTGAGAGTGCGGCGGCGCTCCAACTCGATGGCGAGGGAGCGAATGTCTTTGCCGGTCTTCATAAGATTTCTCCAGGGTTAGATGCCTTTGATGGCATCGGGCCGCTGCACCCTGACCGAAGCCAGGGCCAGCAGGCCGATGACGTCACTCCTCAAACTCAATCCGCAGATTGACTACCGTGCTGCCGTCCGAGAGCGTGTCGCGCTCCAACACAGCATGCGTGGCGTCGTAGCCGCGTTCATTCGTTACCCTGACAAAGGTCTCATCGTTTTGCAGAGCGGCGAGTTGTTCGACGATGAAGTCTGCTAATCCCGCCGCGTCTTCGTTGAAGTTGTAAGTGGCGATCTTGTCCTTCGGCATCTCAGCCTCCTAACGTGAGTGCGCATGCCGATCCCGGGTTGGGGTCGGCCTCGTGATCCTCAAGCCAATTCTCGACTGCCTCTTGAATGTCCTGGGAGAGGTCGTTGCGCTCGGCCTCAGTCCACCCGCTTGTCGACAGGAAATGGTCGGCAAGTTCACGGCAGGCAGGATCGAATGAGAGGCGGCGGGCGCGCTTAGGGATGAATGGGTTGCTCATGAGGTCAATAGCCTTCTGGCATCGGATGGCGAGGGCGGTGGCTTGGAACTTGCCGATCACGCTGGTTGCTCCTTGTTGAGGATGACGACAGGATCATTGTTCGGGCGGCGGCGCTTCATCGGCCTGACGGTGGTTTCGCCAGCCGGCCCCTCGGGCCAGATGGTAGAGGCCGGGTTCATGCATGGGTGGGGAAGCGTCGTTGCGGTCATCGCGGGAACGTGCGCGACCTCGCGGGCGATCCGACCCTTAGCCTGGTTCTTGCGGAAGGAGTTCAAGGCGGCGGCCTTGACCGCGACCGCGAACTTGCCGCTGGCCAAGAGCGATCCGTCGGCCGTGGTCACGGTGAAGGTCTTATCCTTCTCTTTCATCGTGAGCCGCTGCCCGTCCACGTCTCGGGCCATCGTGGTGGCGTTGACGCGCGTCCATTCGTGATAGGTCATTTTCAAGTCTCCAGGGTTTGCGAAGCGGAACCGCTTCGGGCGCCGTCTCCGAAGAGGCGGCCACCGCTGCGGGTCAGTAGTCGCGAGCACGAGCGATGTCGTGCTTGCGCTTCAGGCTTGCTTGCTCGTGTATCTCTTCCGCCTCAGCCCGCTTGCGGTCGGCCCACGCTTCAATGTCGCGTGCGGCCTTGTTGTAATCCTCTTGGCTGATCTGGCCTGCGAGGAAGATGCGGTCGATGTGGTCGATGAACCGCTCGACCTTGGTTTCGATCTGGTCCTCGGTCAACGTTTTCACTCCTCAACGAAATAGACGCGGACTTCGGGAGCCGCACCGCCGCCAATGATGAGGCCGCCATCGCAGAGATGCTTGAATGCCTTCTCAGGCGAGCCGTACTGCTCGATGATGGCCTCTTCGTTCGCGATGGTGAAGTCGAGCCAATCGGTCTGATCGTCAAGCTCGACCGTGATCGGATCGGCTTGTTCGTTGATGCGGATGGTCAATGTGGCACCCTCCTAAGTCGGTGGTTGACTATCTGCCGACCGAATTATATGTATCAACGTATGGCGGAAAAATCAATAAGTGAAAAACAAAAAAGAGGAAGGGGCAGGCCCCGAACCGATCACAGGTTCGTTGGCCTTCGTATGCTGCCTGATCTGCACGGCCGCGTGAAAGAGTGGGCCGCAAGGCAAGGGGATAGGCCCGGCTTTTCTGAGGCCATCCGTCGCCTCATAGAGTGCGGTCTGCTTGAGGAAGGTGAGACTGGCAGTCGCCTTTTGTCTAGGAAGCTCATAGCGAGGCGTGAGAGGCTCGCCAAGGCGCGTTGGCTATGCGAGCGGCTATCCAAGATGCTTGACGAGCTAGAAGCGCTGTAGGGGCTTCCTAACAGGCTTGCGCGTAGTTAGCCGTCATGGCAGTGTCACGACCTCGGCCGGCCCGCGTTCAGCGCGTTTTGTGAGGGCCTTCTGCGAGAGGGGGCTTTCGCCTTTCGCGCCTGCGGTGCCCGGCCGAGCTTGAGGGTGCCAAAAATGCCGAAGATGCCTAGTCCAGCCGGCATTGCGCCGGTTATCCGCCTTTGCGCGGGCGAGATGCCATGAGGCCGGCTCCGTCCGACCTCGACAATATCCGGGCGCACCTACCGCCATCCCTAATCGTCGGGCGCCGCGTCAAGCTCAAGCGGACGGGACGAGTATGGAAGGGCTTGTGCTGTCTGCACTCTGAGAAGACGCCATCGCTTGTCGTTGATGATCGGCGAGAGACATGGAAGTGCTTCGGCTGCGGCGAGGGTGGGGACATTTTCGCCTTTTTGATGAAGTGCGATGGGCTGTCCTTCTCGGAGAGTGTCGAGCGGCTCGCTGCCGAGGCTGGCGTGGCGCTGCCTCAGAAGAAATCTGCCGAGATCATTGCCCAAGAGAAGCATCACCTCTCGCTGATCGAGGTCGTCGAACTCGCGGCCGGCTACTACGCAGATCAGTTATCGGCGTCGCCTGCGGCCAGGGCCTATGTCAAGACGCGCGGCCTCGAAGCGATGGTGAAGCCCTTCAGGCTGGGCTATGCGCCGGCCGAGCGATCGGCCCTCAAGAACCACCTCGCGAGCAAGGGCATTGATCAATCCGCAGCGGTCGAGGCCGGCCTGATCGTAGCAGGCGATGACGTGCCGGTGTCCTTTGACCGATTCCGCAATCGGCTCATGTTCCCGATCCGAGATCCAAAGGGGAGGGTGATCGGCTTCGGCGGCCGCGCGCTCGACAAGGCTCCGGCGAAGTACCTCAACAGTCCGGAGTCACCGATCTTCGACAAGGGGGCGAACCTCTTCAATCAGGACCGTGCGCGGCCGGCGGCGCATGAGGGCGCCGAGGTAGTCGCGGTCGAGGGGTATGTCGATTGCCTCGCCGCAGTAGGTGCAGAGATGCCGGCGACGGTAGCAACGATGGGGACCGCCATGACGGAGGGCCATCTGCGGCAGCTCTGGCGCCTATCGGATGTCCCGGTCATGTGCTTCGACGGGGATGATGCCGGCAAGTGGGCGATGCGCCGGGTAATGGAGATGTCATTCCCGCTACTCTCACCAGGAAGGTCGCTCCGCTTTGCGGTCATGCCGGATGCGCTTGATCCTGATGACGTGATCCACAAGCGCGGTGCGCCGCTGTTTCGGTCGCTGGTAGCGAGCGCGTCCGGCCTCGCCGATTCCTACTGGCAGGCCAGCATCGAAGCGAATGGGGACGTGTCCGTCGACGGGCGAGGCAGGCTTGAGCGCGACATGGCCGCGGTGCTCGGGTCGATCAAGGATGCGCAGCTCCGCCAGAAGTACCTCGCCGACATGCGGAAGCGGATAAATTCGCTGACCTGGCAGCCGAAGGTTCACCGATCGAATGGGTACAGCAATCACTCGACCTCACCCGGGTCGATTCGCCTGGCGTTCAGTATCTCGAATGCGCCGGGGACGTTCTCACTGAAAGATGCCGTCTACCTCGCGTCCGCAGTGGCGGCGCCGGAGATCGCCAGCCAGACGGCCGAGGAGATTGCCGCCGACTTAGGTCTGTCAGAGCGCGCCCGGGCCGTCATGTGCGAGCTGCTCTACCTGATGGCCGAGCGGCCAGAGATCGAGAGCGGCGACCTTCTGGCAGAACTGCGCGGCGGCCCGCTCGCTGGGGAGATTGATGCCGCCCTTGCGACTGTGCAACAGGCGGGGATAAGCTCAATCGGCCCAGGAGATGCGGCTAGGGTACTGAGGCGGCGATGAGCGATTTGCGGAGGACGATCAGGAAGCCGCTGGCGATTGACCTGTTCTGCGGCTTAGGCGGCTGACCATCCCGACATGAGCAGAAAGAACACCCTAAGCGATGCCGAGCGCGGCTGGCCGGCTACCAAGCCGGCGTTACGCGACACGAAGAGCCTCCATCCCAACCCGCACAATCCCCGTCGCCACACTCCCGAGCAGATCGAGGAGATCGGGCGGAGCTATGACGCGAATGGCTTCACCATGCCGATCTTGGTCGACGAGAAGAGCGTCATCATTGCCGGCGAGGGGCGCTGGCGAATGGCGCTGGGGAGGTCGCTGCCGCGCGTTCCGGTGATCCGGGCAGACGGATGGACCGAGGCGCAGAAGCGCGCCTACCAGCTCGTTGATAACCGAATGTCGGAACTGAGCGACTGGGACACCGATGCCCTCGACCAAGAACTGGCGGAGCTTGCCAAGCTCGGGATCGAGCCGACCACTCTCGGCTTCGAGGAGTTGGACGAAGAGGAGACTGGCAGCCTCGAAGTGCGTGAGGTTGCCACTGCCGAGGTCGCCGACGAGTTCTGGATCAGCGTGAGAGGAAAACTCAAATATCAGGCCGAGATGTTGTCAGTCCTGCAGGCTGCGGCATCTGGCCTTGAGGGCGTCTCGGTCGACCTCGACACGATCAAGGTCGATTGATGGTCTTCACGCTACCGAAGCCGCGTGAGAAGCGGGCATCGAAGAAGCAGAGCCATCCCGCCGCATTCGACGCCAAAGTCAGAATCCGCCAACTCGTCCTCTCAGCCATTCCAGAGCCGCGCGTGTTCGATGCCTTCGCTGGCGAGGGCGGGATGTTCAGGGCCGTCTGGTCGCAAGCCAAGGAGTACGTCGGCTGTGATCTGGAATGGCGCAAGGACGGCCGGAAGATGTTCGTTGGGGATAATCGGCGCGTCCTTCGTGCGGTCGAACTTGAGCGTTTCAACATCTTCGATCTTGATGCCTTTGGCAGTCCGTGGGAGCAAGCCATCATCATAGCCGATCGCCGGCCGGTGGCCGCAGGCGAGTTGATCGGCATTGTGATCACCGAGGGCGTAGCGATGTCACTCGCGGGAAACCAAATGCCGATGGCGATGCGAGAACTCGCCAGCCTGCCAGGCCGGAATATGGTGGGCCAGCGTCGGGCCGCTGAACTGGTCTACGAGCGGGTAATCGCCGGCCTAGCTAAGAGGATGGGCTGCAAGATCGAGCGCCGTTGGGAAGCCAGGGGCAAGACCGGGGCGCATCTACGGTATACCGGCCTTGTCCTAAAGGGCAGCGAGGGCCTTCGGCCGCGGGTGCGGGAACTCGCGGAAGAGCTTGCCGTCGAGTAGACCGCCTCCCTTGCCGTTGGTCTTCGGGTCAGCGACTTCCGCGTGGGATCTGGAAAAGCCGTCGAGGAAGATCGGGTTATTCCCGTAGTGTCCCCATTGCTTATGGAAGTAGGCGATGCCGAGGTCCGCGCATTGCCGCTGCATCGCACGAGCCCAGAATGGATCGCCAGTCCTGGCATGCGGGCCGCTCTCCCCGCCGAAGATCACCCAGTCGGGAACGATGCCTCGGTCCATTCGGTCGCCAAGATCGGGCCGTATATTGAGCGGCCCGAGCGCCGGCTCGTAGCTGATGAATCGGACCACGGCCGGTGCCTCGGCCACGAATGGCCACAGCTTGTCGAACTGAGCTTGGTTCTCGGTGGTCACGCCAAGCCAGATGTTCCGGTGCTTCTCCAGCCAGTCAAAGCCGACCCGCTTCGCGAGGTTCTGCGGCCGCTTGGTTAGCATCAGCCAGTCGAGGTTCGGGCAGGCGTCGATCAGGTCGAGGAGATCCTTCAGCCACTCGATCGGAACTTGGTTGTCGAGCCAGTCAGACAACGAGGAGCAGAAGACACGCTGACGATGGCCGTGCTGAAGATCGAAGGCCGTAGCTTCGCGGTTCCACTTGAGCGGTCGCTTCCAGGTCGATGCGGCGGTGCGCTTGCGTTCAACAGCCCAGTTCTTGTCGTCGGCCGGGACGGTCCATTTATGGAAGCGGGCGAGATCGGCCGCATAACATGCGTCACATGCCGGGGCGATCTTGGTACAGCCAATCCATGCATTGAACGTGGAATTGGTCCATTCGATCTTTGAGAACTCGCCCAAGTCAGCATCCTCCATGATTTAGCGCCAGCGCACCCGCCTTGCTCTGCGGAGATAGGAGCGCGTTCCGGCCGTCCGCCCGCAGGATTGGATTTGCTGAGCTGGCCTTTCCAAATCTGCGGGCACTTGGACACTGGCCAGCCCATTGGAGCTGTTTTTCCCTTGTGGCACAATCATTGTTTGAGACCAGAAGGAGAGGAAGAGATGCATGATAAATTTCTCATTGTGATGAGAAGGATGTTGCCGAGCATCGTCAAAAAGGCGCAGCAAGCCTTGGCCAAAGCAGACACCATTTCAGAGATCGCTCAAGCTCTCGAGTTGGCTGGTGTGGCTTGCGATATGGCGAAGAGAACCGTTAGCTTCTGTTCCAAGAAACGCCAAGAAAATGTCCGATGGCTGCATGTTCCTGACAGGCTTGACGTGTCATTAGTCCGTCTGGCCGAAGAGTTGGCCGAAATCAAAGCAATGGCCTAAGACTGAAGCCCCACATAGAGAGGCACTTCGTGGCGAACGGTAGATTGGCCTTTCGGCGCTCTCTTGCCCGGAATGCCGGATCATCGACCTCGCCCTCAAGCTGAGCATCGCAACCACGGCCGGCACCAATCAGATAGGCGGCAGCCTCGCTCATGATCTTCTTGCCGACCGTGAATGTCCGTACCGGCATCCATCTCTCGGGATGCTTGACGAGCCCGCAGCCGAAGCGTTCCCCCTCGCGCTCTAAGGCGGGACACGGCCCTTCCCATCGCTTGAAGACGGCATTACCGAGCGGGCAGAGTTCGTTCTTGCAGCACTGGCCGCAGCCATTGCATGCCTGTCCGTAGGGAGGCTTCGTGGTCATGGGGCACCGTTGTCTCCAGGGCGAAAATTGCTGCCTTGCACTTGAGAATATCCGAAGCGTAAAATAATCGCCATGCCAGTCCCTCAAGCGCACCTCCGCGCCCTCATTAGCGAGCATGTCGCCATCCGGAAGGCCGGCCGCCCCGTCGAGCCTCTTCTGATCCCCGACGAGCGTACCCGCGTCGTTCTTCGTGGGGTGGGCAAGGTCTTCGGCTCTCTGGCTGAGGCCGCCGCAGTTCTTAACGTTAGCCGCTTCGCGCTGTCAAAGTTCCTCAAGCGGCATCCTGAGATGCAGGACGCCTACGACACTGGCTGGATGGAAGGCTGCATCTCGCTGCGGCGATCCAATATCCAACTCGCTCGTAAGAACGCCGCAATGGCTATCTTCCTCTCCACTAACGTTCTTGGGATGGACAATTCGGGGTATGCCAACTATCGCGCCGCGCAGACTGGGGCGCCTGGCGAGAGCGCTGTGAATGTCGAAGGTCCGTCACCTCGAGAGAAAGTCGAAAGCCGAATTGCTCGCCTCGCTGACGCAATACGAGCGTCGGAAAGCGCTGAGGAAGCTGACCGACAGCGAGTTCGCGAGACTGGCGACGGACTGGCGGTTCTGGGCGAGACCGAAACAACTCCCGCCGCCGGGTGACTGGTTAACTTGGCTATTGATGGCCGGCCGCGGGTTCGGCAAGACTCGGACCGGCACTGGTTGGACCCACGAAGAGGCGATGCGCGAGGGCTGCCACATTGCCCTAGTCGCACGCAATCCAGCAGACTTCCGAGACTATATGTGGGATGGTCCCGGCGGGTTCCGGCGTAACTGTCCGATGGGACAGATGCCGACCTATCAGTCATCAGTCCGTCGCGTCACTTGGCCGAACGGGTCAATTGGGACGATCTACTCGGGCGAGGACCCGGAAGCCATCCGCGGCTTCTCGGGGTCACGGTTCTGGATCGACGAGTTCGCGAAGTTCCGATATCCGGAGGACCTCTGGGACAATCTTCAGTTCGGCATGCGCGAGGTCTCAGTCAATAGACCGCGCGGCTTGATCACGACGACTCCGAGGCCGTCGCCCATTCTGAGAAAGATCATAAAACTGAAGGGGACGGTCAAAGTCGTTGGGACCACCTACGAGAACCGCAACAATCTGGATCCGGCGTTCTTTGAGACAACGATCAAGGCCTATGAGGGGACGCGGCTCGGCAGGCAGGAGATCCAGGCAGAGATTCTCGACGACGTTCAAGGAGCTCTCTGGACGAGGGCTATGATCGACAAGGCGCGAGCTGCGCCGGCCCGCATCCCGGATATGTCGCGGATCGTGGTGGCGATTGATCCTTCTGGCGCGCGAGGTGCCGACGATGAGAATGCTAACTCTATTGGTATTGTCGTGGCTGGTCGTGGCGTTGATGGCCGTGGCTACATCCTGGCTGATCGGTCATGTAAACTTTCTCCGGCTGGATGGGCGCGCCGGGCACTCTTGGCCTATAACGGTTTCAGTGCGGACCGCATCATTGCCGAGCGGAACTTTGGCGGCGCGATGGTCGAGAGCACCATCAAGCTAGTCGCCGAGGCCATGGAGCCGCCGATGATCGTCTCCTACAGCGAGGTCGTGGCGTCCCGTGGGAAGGTCCAGCGGGCCGAGCCGGTAGCGGCTCTCTACGAGCAGGGGCGCGTCAGCCACATAGCTTCTGACACCCTCGAACTGGTCGAACTCGAGGATCAGCTTTGCCTGGCCGCCGGAACTCGCATTGAGACATCGCGTGGGCAAACACCGATCGAGGATGTGAGACGCGGCGATCTGGTGGCGACGCGAAATGGGCTTGCTCCAGTGCGTTGGGCTGGGAGGACTGGTGTGTCATCGTCATTAGTGCGAATGTGTACTCCAAGCTCAATGCTGGAAGCGACACCATGTCATCCCGTTTTCGTCCAGGACAAGTTTGTCAGTGCGCGACATGTGCGGCCTTCGGACAGCCTCCGCGTAAGCCCCAGATGGGGAAGCACGGCGAGCCAGTGGCATGGCGCGGGCGCTGGTATCACAGGATGGAGCGAGGGCATTTCCGGCACGCTAAGGGAGCTTTGCTTCATAGAGAAATCTATGAAAGCCATGTTGGACCGATCCCTCCTGGATGGCATGTCCATCACCTCAATGGCGATCCCGGCGACGACCGTCCCGAGAATTTTGAGTGCATCAGTCCCGCAGAGCACTATCGACGCCATCCGCCGCGTGGCTGGCATCAGTCAGCAACTCATGAAACTCGCTCTCGCGCCACCAAGCGGATGTGGACAAATCGCAAGCCGCGCCCGTTCGTCTGTGTGGAGTGTGGTGCAAGCGGCCAGACGGTTAATCTGCGGCCTCAGTTCTACTGTTCAGTCAAATGTCAGCGACGTGCATTGTATCGCCGCAGCCGTGCCCGTATACAATCTGCAGGTCGAGGAGGGGTTCCTGCCTGAGTATTTTGCGAATGGCATTCTCGTTCACAATTGCCAGATGACCACATCGGGGTATCTTGGCGAAGGTTCGCCAGACCGAGTGGACGCCGACGTGTGGGCGCTGACTGAGTTGATGCTGCCGAAGTCGACTTACGATTCGTCGATGAGTTGGGTATCTGGATCATGAAACAGACGACGAAGCTAGACGCGCTGCGAGCACTCGGACCGGGTGGCCTCGCACGCCAATTCGGCCCAGCCGGAAGCACCAAGCCTGCGGCGAACGTGGTCAATCTCCGGAAGGAGGTCGCTCAGGTTCAAGAGCGCATGGCGCTTCCAGCTGGCATCGATGTGGCTAGCGCTTCATTGCCGGCCACGTATGAGAACGCGAAGCGCGCTCTGGCAGAGTGTGAGCAGATAGACGAGTGCAAGGAGTGGGCCGACAAGGCGGCGGCTCTAGCTTCTTATGCGAAGCAGGCTGAGAACCAAGAACTTTTCGACATAGCGCGCCGCATTCAAGCCAGGGCCGTCAGGCGCTATGGCGAACTCCTTCGTGAGTTTGATGGTCGTGGCGGGGATGCCAAAAGCAAAAGTACCGCTACCGATACTTTTGCTCCGACGCAAAACAAAGTGGCTCGGAAGGCCGGCCTATCGAAGCGAAAACAGGTGACCGCGGTTCGTGTCGCTAGAGTTCCAGAAGAGAAGTTCGAGGAGCTTGTCGAAAAAGAGCGTCCGGCATCAATAAGTGAACTGGCAGAACTCGGGAAGGAACCGGCGAAGGCAGAGGTGAGCCAAGAAGGTGCAACCGAGAAAAGGCTAACGCTCGGTTCTATGCGGCGTCTGTCGTCGTGCGCTGACTATTCGCCGACGATGATTGCGGATGCCTTGTCGGAAGAAGAGCATGCTGAGTTCAGAACACTGGCGCTGAGAATAGGTCGATGGCTGGCGGAAGTCGCTGAGAGCCTCAAGGAAAAGAGCGGGGACGGCGCATGACCAGTCGCGCCGATCTACCGAAGCCAGACCGTTCGATACCGCCGCGGGATAGGGGCGTATCTTCTTCAAGCGAGCGCCTTGCTAAATCAGCGAACGCTGTGGTCAACGAACTGACGTTGCAGGAACACCAAGACTATCTGGTATGGATTCTTCTTCAGCGACCGTTGTTACGCGAAGAGGCTGTTGCTGTCGGCCATCGCCATAATGAGATCGAAGCCTACTTCGGACCAGATGCACCCCGAGCGCAGGCCGTAGCCGGAGAGGGGAAGCTCGCCAGCAATCCGGCTGGAGCTACGGCCACCCCTTCCCGCGATGCCTTCCATCGCATTGCACCGGTCACGATGGCCGCCGAGAAGCCGACCGGCTTTGACCGTCTCCGGGCACGCACGATGGGCTTTACTGGCGACGTCTGTCTCAATTGCGGCTCGACAAGGATGGCGCGCAACGGCTCCTGCCTGATATGTCAAGAGTGCGGGCAGACGACGGGCTGCTCGTGATGGGCGGTAATCCATTCATCGTTTCCTGCTCGCCGTCAGACCTCATTCGGCTGGCGATGGCTTGCCTGCGCGTCGGTGACGCGGATGGCGCTAGGCGATATGCCGCCGAGGCAAGGCGCGTGTGCCGAGCCTGCGGGCGTAGGTTCAATGATGGGGAGACCTGTCATATGGGCGGCTGTCCGATGGGCGGAGATTTTTGATGAGCCTCGTCTCCTACGCCGCGTCGATCAAAGACTCGCTGGTCAATTTCGTCACCGGCCTTGGTACGGCGAAGGACCCGCGTCGTTCGACCCACTATCACGAGTCGTTCCTCGACCGGAATGTCCTCGAAATCATGTATCGGTCGGACTGGCTGGCTCGAAAGATTGTCGATGCCCCCGCCGAAGACGCTACTAGGGAATGGCGGACGTGGCTGGCCGAGAAGGCCGACGTCGCCAAGATCGAGAAGTTGGAGAAGTCGCTTCAGATCCAGCGCAAGACGAGGGAAGCGCTGATCCGGGCTCGGCTCTATGGCGGTGGGGCGATGGTCCTCGGCGTCGACCAGGGACAGCCTGACGAAGAACTCGACCTGACGGCGATCCAGAAGGACTCGCTCAAGTTCGTCGTTGTCTTGAATAGGTGGGAGTTGAACGCCGGCCCACGCATCTACAACGTGGATTCGCCATACTACACCCGGCCAGAGTACTACACCGTCGCGACGCCGATGTTTGGTTTTTTCGGGGAGACCGGTGGCGCCTACCCGAACAGCATCGGCCCCAACGGGATGACCTATCAGTATCCGCAGGGCCAGGCCCCGCCAGCGAGGTCGCCCAACGATCCGCTGCCGAAGTCGTATGCAGGAGGGAGAACCCAAGAGGTCAACCGTTTGGCCAGCTATGCCTCGCCTGGCATGGTCGCCATTCACCCGTCACGAGTGGTCGAGTTCTGCGGCAACGAGTTACCAGACTGGCGCTTGGCGCCGATCGGCGGCAATTGGGGCGATCCGGTGCTTCAGACCGTTGAGGACAGTCTCAAGGACTTCCAGATGATCATCGCGGGCTTGGCCTCGATGATCAACGACATGAAGATGGATGTCGTCAAGATTCCGGAGCTGTCCCGAAAGCTGTCGACCGCCGAGAATTCGTCCAAGCTCCTCCAGCGTTTCACGCTCGCTAACCAGGCCAAGAGCACCATCAACACACTGCTCCTCGATAAGGAGGAGGACTGGGAGAGGATAACGACACAGTTCGGCTCGACGCCTGGACTGATCGAGATCGCGATGCAGGTTGCATGCGCGGCCGGCGGCATTCCGCTTAGCCGAGCGATGGGCTCGGCGCCGAACAAGGGTCTCGACTCGAAGGGCGGCTCGGGCGGCGAGATTGATATCCGCAACTACTACGACGTGGTCAGTTCGGACCAGATCACGAAGTACAAACCAAAGATGACGTCGCTCGATATCAGCTTGGCTTGCTCAGCTCTCGGGCCGAAGGGCATCGACGTCGATTATAACTGGAATCCTCTCTACAAGCCGACGGCAGCGGAAGAGGCCCAGAACGCGCTCGTGAAGGCCCAGGCGACCCAAGTCTACGTCGGGAGCGGCCTGATTAATGAGGACGCGCTACGCCAAGGCGTAGTCAACCAACTGATCGAGGATGACGTTTATCCAGGGCTCGATGACGCGATCGATGAGTTCGGTGCCGAGCCAGAGGAAGAGCCGCCACCCGAGCCGCCGCCGACACCGCCGACTGGGTTCCTGCCAAAGGGACAGTTTGAGCCCAATCCGTTCGCCATGCTCAAGGCCCAGAAGGGCGGGCCGCTGCCGCCGGACAAGCCGCCTCAGAAGCAGATCGCCAAGGACGCCGTCGAGGACGAGCCGCGTGATGATCGCGGGCAGTGGACATCAGGAGGCGGAGGCGGTGAAGAGAAGCCGACGCTCGCCGGGGGTAAGCTGTCGGGCATGCCTCATGCGAAGTACCACGGCGGCGACCCGCGATTACCAGAAGGTCACACCTATCACCAAGCGCCGAGCGGCAACTGGCATGTGGCGAACCCAGACGGTGATTCGCTAGGCTTTGGCAAGACCAAGCGAGATGCAGTAGAATCAGCAAAGCAGAACTACAAGCGATTTGCCGCCAAGCAGAAGAAGGTTGAGGCGAGGGACTTCGACCCTGACGAGCCGCGAGATGAGACGGGGAAGTGGACCGGCGGCGGAGGTGAGTTGACGTCAGAAGGCGATCACGATCAGACGTTTCGATTGAGCCACGAAAGTCTGATCCCAGGCACTGGCGTCAGTAAAGGATTCTCTGTCGTTAGGGCCTCAAGCATGGAGAATGCGGCGAAGCAGTTGATGGCCGAAAGAGGCATCTCGCACATATCAATCAAAAGCAGGTCGATGAGCGCCGAGAAACCTGCCTCGCAGGCGCGACCGGTTGATCAGTTGTTTGAATTGCATCCAGGAGCCAAGGAAGAAGCGGAAAAGCGGCACGTCGAGTTGACGGCGGCGAAAGAAAAAGAATCAGCCGCCGCCATGAAGACGGCAGAAAGGGCGGCGGCGAAGGTAGCCGGCGCGCCCGATGTAGCAGGAATGAAGGGGAAGGAAATCGCCAAGGAGGCTTCTGAGCACGGCGGCCATCTCGCAAAACTACAGGAAGAATTTGTCAAGAGAGGTATGGAACACGCAAGTGGATGGGGCATGCGCCCAGAGTTCTTCTCGTTGCATGAGGGCAAGCCAGGAATTGCTGCTGCGAAGACGATCAAAGGACGCTTGGATGCCTTGAAAGCAGAAGCTGTTTTGCGTGGCGGTTCAGGCAAGATGAAATCACCTAAATTTGCCAACAAGACTAGGGCCGGATGACGAGCCGCGATCCGACTGGACTGACTGATGTCCGCAACGCCATCGGTGGGGAGATGGACAAGCGATGGAATGCTGTCCGCCGCATCGCCCGCCGTGCTCTTGCGCCGGCCACCTCAAAGGAAGCCGCGCCGCCTATGCGGCCCGAAGTCTCGCCGCCACTCGATATTCGTGGGTGGCTGTCTGACCAACTCGCCTATCGCGTCGGCGGCCGCGATGGGCGCTGGCTCTATCCCCACCTCGAGACCGCGGCGAGCCGCGCCGTGGATCGAGTAGGCAGGCTGACGGGAGGTTCCTCCTCCCGCTTACCCGTCGACCTGCCGCCTGCGTCGTTGCCGGCCTGCCATCTCGCTTCGGCCACATACCTCGCCGGGATATGCGCGGACACTGCGGCGGAAGCTCACTCTGCCGTGGCTGAGGGGCTGCTGCGCCGCCCTGGTAGAGGTCCGTCGGTTCGGGCCGTGGACCGCGCTCTCCTACGCGGGCGATCTCGGTCCCGCGTCCTTGCAGAGCACGCGATCACGCAGGCTCATGCTCAGGCGACGCTCGACGCTCTGCGCGCCGCCGGGATCGAGCTGGTCGGGTCGATCAGCGAGCATCGGGCGCTTCCGATTTCTGATCAATTTATCGATCCAGAAACCGAAGTGGCCGAGGACCATGACCACGACGTTCCTGAGCTGTCCTGCATGTCACGCGACGGCCGGACATTCTACTGGGATCGCCGGCTACCACTGACCGCTCAGATCGGCGACAAGACCGCCTTCGTTCCAGAACTGCTCAGCGACCATGAGACTGCTGAGTTGAAGATGGTCCGCGACCTTCAAGCCGTCTTCATCATGGAGCATGGCCGCGAGCCAGACCAGGCAGAGCGCGTCGCCATCTACGAACGCGCTCACCATCGTGGTGGCCTAGTTGCCGAGAAGGCCGAGGCAGATCGCCAAGGAATCGACTGGCGAAAGTGGAACGACTGGTGCGGCGCCAAGTATGAGGAGATCAAGTCGCTGCCGGTAACCAACCCAGTACCCGATCCGCACGTGCGGCCGGCACCGCACGATCGCGGCGACTACGAGGAGACGCTCGACGCGGACGATCCCTACTGGCGCTCTTCCCACTCAGGCAAGTTCGTGACCAAGGCGCACCATGCGGCGCTTGATCCCGACGATGAGTGGGAAGGGCCAGAAGAGGGCTCGGTTGGCGTCGAGACGGCGGAGGATGATCGCGTCTGTCAAGTCTGCGAAGACATTTCTGACAATGGGCCTTATACTATTGATGAGGCGCGCGACCTAATTCCCTCGCATCCAGGATGCCGATGCCTTCTGGTCCCGGCCGATTGAGATGATGATAGCTAAGGCTCTATTCGTCAGTTCGCTGGCTTTCCAGTTGGCCTATGACACGGACCCCTATCGCGGATACAAGCAGATCGGGACCACCATCTCGTGCTGCGGCGGTAACGACTGTGCGGTCCTGCCAGATCAGGCTGTTCACGCGGTCAAGGGCGGCTACCAAGTCGATGGATGGGGATTCATCCCGAACGAGCGCGCCCAGTCCGGCCCTGACCCGTACCACTATCACCTCTGCCATGCTGGGCCGACGCTCTACTGCTTTCTAACGCCGGCACCCGGCATATGACCGAGAGTTGGCAATCCTATCGTCCAGTCCTCGGTGTCCGCATCGGTCGCTGCGACCTACCGGGCGCGACCATGTGGATCATCAGCTTCTGGAGGACGTTTGCCGTCATCGCCTCGATGGAGGCGCGCTACCTGTGCCTGATCTGGTGCGACGGATGACCGACCTCCGCACCTGGGATGCGTGGCGCGAGAATCACCAGCCGTTCGAGCTAGGTTGGTGGCGGGAGCACGCGCAGAACTACCAGGACCCGACCTTCACGCAGATGTGGCAGGTCTTCAGCGACTTCATCGAGCCGCGCGGGCGGATAATCGACATAGGGTGTGGTCCGCGGCCGCCGTTTGCGCCCTGCGTGGTAATAGAGCCGCTGGCCGACGCCTACCTCGATCTGCCTGGCGTCGACCATACGTGGTGGTGGGGCGTCGAGGTTCACGCCCAGCCGGCCGAGCAGCGCGTCCCCGGTCTCTTGGGCGACACGATCGTCTGCTGGAACGCGATCGACCACGCCATCGGTTGGCGCGATATACTCGACAACATGGTCGCCTATGCGGCGCCACATGCCCACCTGGCGCTTAGCACCGACTTCTGGCCGCCATTCGACGGCCACCCAGGGTTCGACCGCGATGAGTTCCTCGCCGAAGTCGACAAAAGGTTTATCACCATCAGGAGGCGGGACAAGCGGGAGGACGACCTGATCTGGCGTGAGGTCGCCCTCATCCTCCATGTCAAGGAGACCTAGCAATGATCGGTATGGCAATCCAAATCCTCTGGCTTCTCATCGGGGTCGTCATTCTTGGCGGAATCATCTGGCTCGCCCTCTACGTGGTCAGGACGATTCTTGGGATAGCGATACCTCCCCGTATCGAGCAGGCGGTCTGGCTGATCTTCCTGCTCTTGATCCTGATCGCCGTCCTAACGCTCCTCGCCGGCGGATCGATCGGCGGCTACCACCTCGGAAAGATCGGGTCGATCTTGACGTCGGCCATGGCGTGGGCCGCGACGCTCTCGGCGTCTGTACTCGTCAGCGTGATCATGATCGGAAGGTTCTAGTGCGCGTCGCCGTCCTCCTCTTGAATGTGGGATTGTGAGACATGCCACTCAACGCCAAGGGCCAGACAATCCTCGCCGCGATGGTCAAGCAGTATGGCGAAGAGCAGGGAACCAAGGTCTTCTACGCATCGAAGAACGCCGGCACCATCGAGGGCGTTGACGCGACGGATGGCCTCGAGCATCAGCCGCGTGACAACGGGCGATGGAGCCTTGGATCTGGCGGGGACAAGACCAAGCCGCCGCCAGACGGCAAGTTCAAGAAGGATGATGTTGTCGGCCATCGTCATCACGGCATCGGCGAGGTGACCGCTGTCAGTTCAGGCGGCAGCGTTGCCACGGTGAAGTACCCGGCCGGCTACTCCGCGACGCACTCGGCTGATGATTTGTCATTCGTCCACAGGATGGGGGACGCTGTCGCTCTCAGCGACGCCGGCAAGATCGAGGTGACCGATGCCAGCCGGCGAACAGCGGACGGTTATCTGGTCGCTTCGGCCAAGGTCGCCCGCGTCGGCGTGCAGAAGTATAAGGGCACTGAAGTCGGCCGGCCGACGATGGACTCCGTGATCCTCTACCGGCCAGAGGAAGAGGTGTTCTCGCGCGACGCCATGCACTCGATGGCCAACAAGCCGGTGACCTTCACGCACCCCTCGAGGATGGTCGACGCGAAGAGCTGGACCAAGCACGCTAAGGGCTTCTCCGGTAACGACGTCGTGCGAGATGGAGACTTCGTGCGCGTGCCGCTGATGCTGACTGACGCGGAGACAATCAAGGCTTTCGAGGAGGGGGGCGCGCGCGAACTCTCTGTAGGATATACTACCGACATTGAGTGGACTGCGGGGACCACGTCTTCCGGTGAGAAGTACGATGGTATCCAGCGGGCGATACGCGCCAACCACCACGCTCTGGTCCCTGTTGCCAGGGGTGGGCGCGACCTCACTCTCGGAGACGCCGGCATGAAGTGCAAGAACTGCGGCTCCTACGTGGCGGACGACGACAAGACCTGTCCGAGCTGTCATGTGAACCTGCACGACGCCCAGTTCACGGCAGAGGAACGGAAGTCCCTCGCCAAGGCGGGCAAGGCGAAGCCGGATGGCAGTTACCCTATCCGCAACGTCGCCGACTTGAAGAATGCCATTCACGCCTGGGGACGCGGCGGCGCGACTGCCTCGGACAGGGCTTGGATCATCAAGCGCGCCAAGGCTCTGGGCGCCACTTCAGAGCTGCCGGAAGACTGGACCAGCAAGGATGCTGGCGAACACGGAGAAAGAAAGATGACGCAGATCATGGTCGACGGCATCCCAATCGAGGTCGCAGACGAAAAGAGTGCGATGATCCTCCAGCAGGCGCTTGCTCGCCGGAAGGTCAGAGATCAGAACGGCGACGATGACGATGATGACGATACCGACCAGGGTGGCCGCCCTGGCAAGAAGGCTGACGAGGAGGCGGAGCGCGAGAAGCAGGAGCGCGGCTATAAGGACGCTATCGCGGCCAAGGATGGCGAGATCGCCGCTCTGCGCGATCAGCTAAAGAAGGCCTCGCTGACCGATGCGCAGCAGGACGCGATCATTGCCCAGCGAACGACCGTGCTTGATGCAGCGAAGCCGCTCCTGCCGTCGGGTTGGTCACCGGCCGGGAAGTCCTTGGCGGAGATTAGCCGCGCTGCCGTCACCAACCAGATGGGCGACGCGGCGGTGAAAGACATGGATGACGCAGCGATCGCTGGCGCCTTCCGCGCCTACACTGACGGCAAGAACAAGCCCTCTGGCTACCGGATGATGGCCGACGGAATGAGTCGCGCTCTTCATGACAGTGAGCATCGGCACACCAACCAAGTGGCGGCCAACGACGCCTCTGCCGCCTACGACGAGATGGTGAAGGAGCGCGGCGAGGCCTACAAGAAGCCGATCAGCATCGCTCGCAACTGACGAGGACGACTTAACGAGGCGCGCCCAAAGAACAGGAATAAAGCACCATGCTTCAGCCTGCCCCGCTCCAGACCACGTATCAGCAATATGAGACCTTCGGCCAGGTCGGCATGTCTGGCTCGATGGTTCCGTGGTCGATCGACAACCGCATCCTCGAGGATCCCACTGGTAACGGCGTCGGCTTCGGCTTGGCCGTCTGCCAGGGGTACAAGTCCGACAAGGGATGCACCCTCGGCCAGTTGAGTGGAGGCGCCTTCGTCGGCATCACCCACTCCGACATTACGATCCTGCTCACCAGCGTGCCGCTCGCGAACGGCAGCCAGCGCAAGATCGACACGTTCTACGACACCGACAATGTGCCGGTGCAGACCCTCGGTGACATCGTGGTGGCTCCTCTCGGGGTCGTCGCCGCCGGTAGCCCGGTGTACTTCGATAGCGTCACCGGTCAGCTCGGTCCGTCCTCCGTCGCCAACGCCGTCCTCATCGACGGGGCGATCTGGATCACCTCGCTGCCGAACGGTTCGCAGCCGGCGATCAACTTCAACGGCCTCGCCATCGTTCGCCTCGGCATGATGGCTTGATCGAAAACCAACAAGGCGCGCTTTAAGGAGACGAATAGAAATGCGCTACGGAATCTTTGACTCCCAACAGGCGCTTGGCTTTCTGATCAGCCAGACGACCTACATCGAGTCCCAAGTCTACCGCATCCAATATCCGGAGATCATGTATCCGAGAATATTGCCGGTAGACTCATCCGCAAGTGAATGGGCCAAGTCGATCACCTATTACTCGATCGACCGCGTCGGTAACGCCGACTGGTTCGACGGCTATGCCAAAGACATGCCGATGGCGGATGTCAACCGGGACAAGCGCGAGCAGGGCATCGAGATGGCGGGCATCGGCTACCGCTACACGCTCGAGGAACTCGGGACCGCGATGATGATCCCGGGCATGAACCTCTCGACGGAGCGGGCAGAGGCCGCGCGCCGAGCGTATGAGGAGTTCATCGACCGCTTGGCTCGCTCGGGAGATACTCGCAAGGGCATCACTGGCCTGTTCAACAATGCCTTCGTGACGCGGACGAACGCGATCGCGGATGGCTCGGGTAGCTCGGCCCTATGGTCGACCAAGACAGCGGACCAGATGATCCGTGACGTCCAGGGGGCCTTGACCCAGGTCTACACTGGGTCGCTGACGGTCGAAATGGCGGACACCGTCCTCCTGCCGATCGCCAATATGCAGATCCTCGCCAATACTCGCGTTCCGAACACCTACGGCAACGCGCTCGATTACCTCATGAAGTACAATCTCTATACGGCCCAGACTGGTGCGCCGCTTTCCATCCTCGGCGTGCTGAACCTTGACACGGCAGGCTTGGGCGGCACGGCACGTATGGTCGCCTATCGGCGTGACCCAATGGTGGTCAAGCTCCATATCCCGATGATCCATCGATTCCTGCCGGTGTGGCAGACCGGGCCGATCACCTACGACATCCCCGGGATCTTCCGCGTCGGCTCGGTTGAGGTTCGCCGTCCCGGAGCGATGGCGTACATCGACGGGATCTGAGGTTCACCAAAGGAAAGAGGCGCGCACCATGATGTACGATCTGCGTAATCCGACCACTGCGACGAGGGTGATCTACGACGGAATAACTAATACGAAGCCGATCAGGATTGCCCCCGGCGAGACTGTCCGCGGCGTTGAACTCGCCGACCATGTTGTCGACACCCTCCGGCGCTCAGCGGCGTCTGGTAGCAATATCGATCTGGAGGTGACGGAGAGTGAGGACGATGTAGTTGGGGATGACCAGACCGCACCTCCTGCCACCCATACCGCTGCGCTCCAGCTTCCCCAACGCGATCCGGAGCCAGAACAACGCCGACTGCTGCAAGACGTCTCTTCTCAGCCGCGGAGGAAGAGGGGACGCTAACTTCTTCGTGGCGCGTCACGGGGCTTAGGCCGGCCCCAGACGCTCGATGCGCCTCAGCAGAAGGGGCCGGCCGATAGCAAAAAGGGAAATCAGATGACGCATGAGCAAGGTCGAGCCGAAAATGTCAGCGAGGCCGCCGTGATCCGCGGTGCAATGCAGGTAGATATCCTCGAAGTGCATGGTCGCTGGGAGGTCGCCTGCCTGGGACCTGACGGCGTCGAGAAGTGGCGTGACGTCGTTGAGAACGTGGTCTGCACCGAGGGGAAGAACGTCATGCTCGACGCCGCCCTCGCCGGGTCGTCCTACACGGTGACCGGGCCCTTCGTCGGTCTGGTCTCCTCCGTCTCCTACACGGCCGTCGCCGCGGGGGACGTCGGCACGCAGATCAACGGGACGAACGGCTGGAAGGAGGCCGGTGGCGGCAACGCGCCGACCTACTCCGGCAATCGGCCCACGGCGGCGTGGTCGGCGGCCTCTGCCGGCGCCAAGGCATTCTCGGGTGCCTCGGTCTTCAACATCACCGGGACGGGGACGGTCAAGGGTATGTTCCTGGTCTACGGGACCGGCGCGACTCACACGATCGACGACGCGCACGGCTCCCTGTGGTCGGCCGGCCTCTTCTCCCAGGGGGACAAGGTCGTCGGCAATGGTGACACGCTCAACGCCTCCTACAGCACGAGCCTCTGAAGGTGTCGATCGTCTCCTCGGTCATCGTGGAGACCGACGTCCAGAAGGATGGCCGGAAGTGGGTCCACGAGGTCCACGTTGACCAGCTCGGTCTCAAGTATGAGCGGAACTACCTGGCCGGCGCTGCGGACGATCTTAACGTGGCTCTCGCGGCCTACGCGGTCCTGCTAGCTAACGTCATCCAGGCGAACGAGATCAACACGAACCTCGGCAGCGTCGTCGGCTTCGGATCGTTGGCGACGTACACGCTCAATTACTCCACGGCGGCGCAGAACTTCGCCGCCCTCCGCATTGCCTACCACGACGCGACCCAGACCCAGGCGATCATGATCGGGGACTTTCTGTCGAGCCTGACCGACGTGCAGCTGGAGAACGCCTTCGGCTTGACCCAGGCCCAGGTGACGGCGCTGCGGTCGAGCAAGCTGACGCCGGCCGTGACCGCTGCGGCGACCATCCGCGCGACCACCGGAGCCTGATCTGTGCCCCTCGTCGACTCCGCCTGGTACGTCGACGGATCGACTGGCATCCAGGTCACCGACCTCGGCACGTCGAACAACGCGGCGGGCGCCACCCTCACGCTGGCGGGGATCACAGTCCCGGCCAACTCCCTGATCGTCGTCGTCACCAACGAGGCCGTGGCGACGACCGACGGCACGCTGAGCGACGGCGGCACCAACACCTACGCGAAGGCCGCGGCCGTCACCGAGTCGACCAGCGCCGGACGGGCGATAGTCTGGTACATCTACAACTGCGCGGCGCTCAACAACGCCACGCTGACGTTCACCAAGGCCGGCACCGGTCACGTCGCGGCGATGACGGCGTTCTATGCCACCGGCGTGCAGATCTCTCCCGATCCGCGAGACACGGCCTTCCAGAATAGCTCGGCGGTGAACTCAGCGACGCCGACGGTCACGTCCAACGCACCGACCGCCGCGGGGGAGCTGGTCGTCGCCGTCTGCGCCTACAGCAACGCGGTGGCGAAGACTTACACCCAGGACTCGACCCACAACTTCAACGTCCCGATATCGGCGACCAACGCCCAGGGGACGGCGAGCCTCGGGGGCGGACACCTCAACGTTGGCGGTTCGCTGGCCGTCACCTTCGCGCCGACGCTCTCCGGCGCCTCCGACAATGCCTGCATCCTCCTCGCCTTCGCCGCAGCGAGCGCCCCCGTGGGCTGGTGGAACGTCACCAGGTGGGCGGCGAGCCACACCCAGCACGCGGGCGACGTGGTCCGCCAGAACGCCCAGCCGGCGATCGGCAACGAGCGCTGCTTCGTCTGCTACTCATCGACCTCGGGCACGGGCACAACCGGCTCGAGCGAGCCGAACTGGTCCGTGGGCCGTGGCAACAGCATAGCCGACAATACGGTGACGTGGTTGGAGTGTACGGGTGTCGCGGCGCTCAACGGAGACTACGGCAAGGCATTAACCGGGACGACGAATGGCATCACGGCGGCGGGCAGCGCGATCCTCCACTTTGCCTCGGCCCCGGTCGTGCCGATCGGCGCGCGGGTCAACGACCAGACGGCGATCACCGTCATCCCGGCCAACGCGACCGTCGTCGCTCGCGACGCGACGACGATCACGCTCAGCGCCAACGTCACCGGAGCCGGCGTCGGCAGCGCCGACGTGATTGGATTCAGCAACTGCCCGAGGTGGTTCGACGTCAAGAGCACGACGGTGAACGCCGGTCAGGTCGTCCAGTCCGGCGACGGGACCAAGATTCTCCTCTGCACCACGGGCGGGGCCGCCGGCACCGGCGCAGAGCCGACCTGGGCGACATATACCAACGCCGGCGCGACGACGGTCGACAACGCTGCCACCTGGAGGACGATCGCCGCGGTGCCGAGCGGGTTCGCGGCGTGGGCGGCGCCGCATGCGCGGCTGGCGAACGCCTTCGCGGCGAACTGGGGGCAGAACGGGAATGCCTTTTACGTCTCCAACCATCACGCGGAGGCGCAGGCGTCAGCGATGACGCTGAACAGCGGCGCGATAGGAACACCATCGTTTACCTACTGCGTCGATGACTCCGTCGCACTCCCGCCCGCGACACTGGCGACGACTGCGACGATCACGACGACTGGTAGCAGTTTAATGACGATCAACGGAGCGGCGGGTTCCAACGATGGTTATTTCTACGGAATTACTTTTTCAGAAGGCTCGGGAGCAGTTTCTTCTAACTTAGCCATCGGGGCATCTAGTGCCAATAGTGGTGCCGTTTTTGAAAATTGTAAATTCGTCATCGGAGGTTCGAGTGGCGGCACCTTACTCGTCGAGCAGAGTCCTGGGTTTTCCAACCGAATAAAGTTCAAGAATACTACTGTTCAATTTAACGCCGCTGGCTCGGGTATGGCCTGTTTCGCCAGCGATTTCGTTTGGGAGGCGACCGCCTCGGCGATCGTGAGTGGTACGCTACCGACCAAGCTGTTTCTCGGGAGTCAAGGGTCGGCATACAATGCGATCCTGCGTGGCGTCGATCTGAGCGCGCTGGGATCGGGGAAGACCATCGTCGGTGCTGGCGGTGTCGGATCCACTGTTAAGTTGATCGACTGCAAGCTCGGGGCCTCGGTCACGGTTGCGGGAACGCCCACAGTTCCAGGGTGCGTGATCGACTTAATCCGTGGTGACAGCGGTGCCACCAACTATCGTGATGAGCGCTACAAGTACGAGGGCACGCAGACGGCCGAGACCGCGATAGTTCGAACTGGTGGCGCGACGGACGGCGCGACGCCCGTGAGTTGGAAGCTGGTCACTACGGCCAACAGCAAGTGGTCGTTCCCCTTCGAGTCACAGCCGATAGCCATCTGGAACGATGTCGCCGGTTCGCCGATCACTGTGACAATGTACGGCATCTGGGGCGGTGCCGCAGTGCCGAATACCGACGACGTCTGGATCGAGGCCGAGTATCTCGCCGACTCCGGCGACCCGCTCGGGGGGTTCGTCAACTCGACGAAGGCTAACAATCTCGCCGCCGGCGTGGCGCTGACAGCCGACGGATCGACGTGGGGCGGCTCGACCACGGCGTTCTCGATGAGCGTCACCTTCACGCCGCAGCAGAAGGGACCGATCAACCTCGTGGTCAAGGCGGCCAAGGCCTCGTCGACCTTCTACGTCGACCCGCGTCCGGTGATCACCGGCGGGCCGCCGGTGCGCAGGAGCGAGATCGTCGCGCCGGGCGTCTACATCAGCGAGATTTCCAACATGATCCTCGGCGACATGGTGGGAGGCTGCGCTGGCTAAGCGGACCTTCCTCGCCGGGGCGACCAGCCAGACGATCGACGTCTTCGTCCGGGACTCGTCGTCGGCCGTCGGCGCCGGCCTGTCCGGCCTGACCTCCGGATCCGCCGGTCTCGCTGCCTATTATCGGAAGGGGGCGACTGGGACGCCGACGGCGATCACGCTGGGGTCTCAGACGGTGGGAGGTGTCTGGTCGTCAGGTGGATTCGTCGAACTCGACGCGGTCCACATGAAGGGGATGTACCGGCTCGATGTGCCGGATACCGTCTTCGCCTCGACGCCTTGGGCAATCGTCTATCTCTACGGCGCTGCCAACATGGCGCCGGCGGTCTGCGAGCTGGAGATCGTCTCCTATAACCCATTCGACGCCGTGCGGCTCGGGCTGACCGCGCTACCGAACGCGAACGCCGGCGTCTCCGGTGGCCTGCCGACGATCGACGCTGCGCTGAACGTCAGCACGCTCCAAGTCGATTCCGGCACGGCGCAGGCTGGGGGCACCAACACCATCACCCTGCGCTCAGGCGCCTCGGCCACAGACAGCCTGTTCAATGGCGCCGTGGTGACGATTTACGGTGGGACCGGCGCCGGTCAGTCTCGAGTGATCACCGGGTACGTCGGTTCGACCAAGGTGGCCACGGTTGGCCGGAATTGGGTCATTCAGCCCGACAGCACGTCCGTCTACAAGATCCACGGTCTGGCCGTGCCGCGGGTCGACGACAACTTGGCGGTAATAGTCCAGGCGGGTGCCGGCACTGGCCAGCTCGACTTCACCTCCGGCGTGGTCAAGGCGAACGCTACCCAGTGGGCCAGTGGGGCTATTCCGGCGCCGAACGTGACCGGCGTGCCCCTGGTCGACGTCAAGTACTCGCTCGGCACGCTCTCGGCCGGAGCGGCCGGATACTTCGCGCCAGACTGGGGCCACGTCAACGCGCCGACCACGGTGCTGAATCTCTCCGGTACCAACGTGGCAGGGGTCAACTCGCTCGCGAGCGGCACGGACTCGGTCAACACCGTGGCTACGTCTGGCTCGACCCTGACCACCGGCACGACGATCTCCGGCAGCTACGCATCGACGGCTCAGCTCGACGGGACCTACTGGCAGATCGCCGACTCGGCCGGCACGCTCGACATGTACTTCGAGTTCAACGTCGGGACGCTGGGGGTTCCGACCTCGGCGTTCTGGAACGGCGGCCTGACCACCGCCGTGGATTCGCTCAAGGTCTATGCCTACAACTGGGCGGGGTCGTCGTGGGACCAGGTCGGCACGGTCGCCGGCACGTCCAGCCTGATCAGCGCCGCCCAGGAATTCAACTTCACGACGGCGCACGTCGGCACGGGCGGCAACCTCGGCCTCGTTCGTCTGCGCTTCCAGAACACCGGCCTCGTCTCGGCCAACTTCTACACGGACCGAGTGCTCTGCGCCTACACCAACGTGTACGTCTTCCCGACCAACTTTTCGTCTCTGTCGATCGACGGTTCTGGCAGGGTCGACCTCGGCAAGTGGATAGGCTCGGCGCCCGCTGCTCTCGATGGGACCTACGTCAAGGTAGACGTGGAGGACTGGAAGGCGGCCACAGCGCCGGCGATGACCGGCGACGCCTTCGCTCGCCTCGGCGCTCCCGCCGGTGCCTCGGTCTCGGCGGACATTGCAGAGATTGCCGCAGAGACAGATAACATCGCAGCAGTAAAGACTCAGACCGACAAGCTCGTCTTCACCGTGGCCAACCAGATCGATGCCAACCCGCTTTCGATCAATGGCGATGCCACGGCCGCCGCTAACTTGGCCAAGACGACTAGGGCCATAGGCCGCGGAACCGTGACCACCGGTGGATCGACGACTTCTGTGCCGACCTCCGCCTTCGCGCCGGCAGGTGCGATCGCCGATCAGTTCAAGGGTCGCGTCGTGCTCTTCGACGCGAACACGACCACGGCCACCCTGCGAGGCGTCGCATCCGCCATATCGGCGAGCAGCAACGCGGCAAATCCGACGTTCACCGTGGGGGCTCTGCCGGCGACTCCCGCCAGCGGCGACCTCTTCTCGGTGCTCTGATGGCGACCACCCGCCTCGGACCGGGCGGGTATCCGGTAGCCGCCGCTGGGCAGAGCACATCGGTATCTGTCTCCGAGGCGGCATCTGCCGCGGACTCGCCATCGGCGCTGGTCACCTACGTCGGGACGGTCACCGAGACTGGCGCGGCGGCGTCCGCCCAGTCCGCTCTGGTCACATATGTCGGGACGCGCGTCGAGGCGGCCAGCGCATCTGACGCTCCCTCCGGGATGATGGTCACGGCGCGGTCGGCCAATGAGGCGGCCAGTGCGGTCGACCATCCCTCTGGGCTGGCGACCTTCGCGGCCTCCAGGTCCGAGGCCGGCGTGGCTGCGGACTCGCCATCTGTGGCGCTGACGCTCGTGGCGTCGCTGACTGCTCCGGCGGCGGCGGCCGACCATCCGTCTGCTGTATCGACGCTGAACGCCAGCGCCGCGGCGGCTGGCGCGGCGGCCGATGCTCCGTCTGGGGCGTCGACCAGGATAGCCTCACTGACCGAGGTGGCTGCGGCGACCGACTCTCCGTCGCGTACGGTCTCTGAGATCGCGTCCCTCGCCGAGGCCAGCAGTGCGGCGGATCACCCGTCGTCGCTGGCCACCTTCGCGGTCAACTCGACGGGGACCGCGGCGGCCACCGATGCTCTGGCCGCCGTGGCCGCTCGCGTCGGGTCGGTCGCCGAGGCAACATCGGCGGCAGACTCAGCCAGTCGCAGCTCGGCGCCTGGCGGCAGCGTCTTCGAGGCGGCCGGCGCGGTCGACCATCCCGCCGCGACGGCGGTTCGCGTGGTGACGCGGACCGAGTCGACATTGGCGCTCGACGCGCCCTTGGGAGCGAAGGTATCGGGAGCCAGCGTCGCGGAGAGCGCCAGCGCCCAGGACGCTCCCTCCGGGTCGGCGCACAGGTCGGTCAGTGCCTCGGAGGCCGCCAGCGCCGCGGACGCGCCCCGGGGCGGCCTGCACGCGGTCGCTTCTGGGACGGACCACCTGGCCGCCGCGGACGCGCCAGCGGTGACCCTGGCCGCCCTGGCGCGCGTCCTGGAGGCGGCGGACGCGATAGACCTGGCAGCCGCTCAGTACCAGGCGGTCGTCTCGGTGGCGGAGGCCGCGCACGCGACGGAGGTCAACAAAGTCCGCCGTCGCGTCTTTGGGATAAACCCGAGGCCGATGACGGCGCGGGCGGATCGTGATAGTCCATTCGTCGTGGCGGATCGCCGCAGCGCCGCCCTGAGAGCATCTCGCCTGAGCCCATGAAGAGGGAGATCATGATCAAGATCGTCTCAGCGCTGGCCTTGCTGATAGCTCTGACGACGGGTGCCTCTGCGGCGTTCTACGTCTCATCGTCGGGGAACGATGGCAACGTCGGTTCCCGGGCCAGCCCGTTTCTGACGGCGAGCAAGTGCGATGCGGCGATGGTCGCCTCGCCGACGGTCAAGACCTGCTACTTCCTCACCTCGATGACCCTCGCCTCGTGGCCGATCCACGGTAGCGAGACGTGGAGCGGCGATCCCGCTCAGGCCGCCCGCTCGATTGCGCTGACGCTGGCCGTGGCGAACGTCGGCTGCGCCGGTTGCTCGAACGTCGTCATAACCGACCTGATCATTAGTAGCGGGTCGTTGGGCGGCAACAGCAACATGTTCAACTTCTCCGCAACCAGCGGCGTCCACATCGAACTCGACACCGTCAACATTACATCGGCGGTTCAGGCGATCAGTGCCTTCAACAACGACTCGTTCTACGTTCGAGGGAACACGTTCAACGGCAGCACGACGAATGCTCTCGATGTGATCTCCGTTCCGATCAACGACCACGTCAGCCACTCCAGCATCTACATCACGGACAACGTATTCGATGGCTGCGATCGGATGTGCCTGGAGATGCAGAATCAGACCGACGTGATCGTGACTAACTTCCACGTCGATCGAAACTGGTTCTTCAACTTCGAGGGCGCCCACAACACCTGTGCCCCCGGCGCCCCCACCTACATGGCCGCGAGCATCGTCTATGGCAACGCGGCCGGGAACAACGGCAACACGTTCTGGGGCAACGTAATGACCACGCCCATGAACGCCAACACCTGCATCATCGGACTGGAGATGACGACCGGCGGCACGTCGATCGAGGAAAATACGTTCAACGGCCAGAGCTACATGGTCGAGATCGCAGGCGCGTCGGGAACCGAGTTCGAGAACAACACCTTCAATATGCCGATCACCAACACGGTTGCCACCAGCCCGCACATCCAGAGCTGGAGCCAAGATGGCGGCTTCGTCAATCCCGTAGCCTTCTGGATCGGAACCAACACGATCGTGGGCGTCAGCACCAATAGCGTCACCGGTTGCCTCAGCGGAGCCGGAAACCCTCCGGGTTATTGCGGCCTGAGTTCGGGCAACGTCTTTCCGCCAAAGCCTCCCGTCTATTCTCCCAGCCCAGCCTTTCCGTGAGGATGGTTCGATGCCGTTCCAGTGGGACCCAGTAAAGATCGGCGGCGGCGGCCTGACGTCGGGCATCCAGGTCCACGCCGATGGCACGCGCATCTGCAAGACGGACGGGACCGGTTGCTATAAGTGGGACGGCAGCGAGTGGGTCTACCTCCCGACCAACTCCGCCATGCCGCCGGCCTACACCGGGATCAACCCGAGTTCCGGCTATGGCATGTCGACCGGCTGCTACGAGTTCGTCGTGGCGCCGTCGAACTCGTCGCGGATGTGGCTGGCGTATCTTAACAACGTCTTTACGTCGGTCGACGGCGGCGCCAACTGGACGGACACCTTCTTCCGGCAGTTCGCCGGGTTCACCTACCCCGGTGGCGGGGCGGGATGGGCCGCGGGAGTATCCGGCAACACCCGGTTTGACCAGCGCAAGATGGCGGTCGATCCGGCCAACGAGGCGGTCTGCTTCCTGGGTTCCGCAGTAGACAGCCTCGGGGCTGGGACCGGCGTCTACTACACCCTGGATGGAGGGGGCCACTGGAACTTGGTTCCGGCGACGCAGATTCCCGTGCCGATCGCGGACGCCTCCAGCAAGGGGACGTACCTGATCGCCTTCGACTCGACCCAGGGAACTTCCGGCGGTCGAAGCAACGGCATCTTCGTCTTCGTCTATGGCCATGGCCTCTACCGCTCGACGAACGGTGGATCATCCTGGGCTCAGGTCGGCGCGGGCAGTGGCCCCACGAAGTGCCGGGCGATGACGTGTGATCTCCGCGGCAGGGTCTGGGTCGCCGTGGGTCCTCCCGCGGCCAACGCCGGGTGGCTGTGGAACGGATCCGCCTGGATCCAGGAGTTCACCGGCAGCACCACCGTCACCGCCGTCGACGTCAAGCCCGGGGCGAGCGCCGGCCTCGATACGATCGTATTTCTTCAGATCGATGGCAACATTCACTGGAGCACGAACGGGGGGGCCAACTGGACCGCCAGCGGCGGCGTCAATCTGTCCGTCAGCCCCGGCGATCCGTCGTGGCTGGCGAACAGCGGTTTCCTCACCGCCACCTCCCTGTCCCACGATCCGATCACCGATAGGTGGTACGCCGGCAACGGGGTCGGCGTCGCCTACGTCCCCGCCCTGGCGTCGCCCGTGCATCACGTGTTCGAGACGCGGGGCATCGAGGACCTCGACGGGTGGTGGGTCACGTTCCCGCCCGGCGGCGCTCTTTCCGTGTCCATGGAGGACCGGTCGGTCGCCCGCGTTCCCGACCCAACGTTCTTCGCCAGCGGCTTCCTGCCGCCGACGGCTAGCGGCGTCATCACGTGGGGCTATCACGTCGCCTACGACCCGACCAATCCCCGAAAGATGGTCGCCATCACTCAGCACCTCATGGATGCCACCGACCTGTCGGGGTACTCGACCGACGGAGGCATCAGCTACTCGTCGTTTGCCTCTCATCCGACGCCGTTCCAGCGCGGCGGGTCGATGGCGGTGGTCGGCAACGTCATCTTCTGGTCTCCTGGCGATCCGTCGGGCGTCGCTCGAGTGTCGACCGACAACGGCGGCACGTGGAACCCAGCCGCGGTCGGCAGTATTCCGATCACCGGCCAGACCGACTACGGGTGGGCGAACGGATCGTTTACCAATCGCCACGTGGCCTGCGCCGACGACGGGGGGAACTTCTACATCCACAACGGTGGCAACAGCGCCGCCGACACCGTCCACTCCGGCGTCTACTGGTCACCGAGCGGGTTGAATGGGACCTGGACCCAGATATTCAAGGGGTTCCTGACGGGCAGTCGCCTCGGAGACTATGCCTCCGGGAATCGCCTCCAGTGCGTGCCCGGGCAGGTCGGCCATGTCTGGTTCTCTAGCTCCGGCAACGGCATGTGGCGGTGCCTGACGGCGACCGCCGGAGGTATCCAGACCTGGCAGCACGACGCTCGCTGGACCCAGGTCAAGGCCATGGGCTGGGGCAAGTCGGTAACCGGGCGCTCGTATCCCTCGATGTTCGCCGTGGGCACCTACAATGGCGTCTACGGCATCTACCGGGCCGATGACGCAGACGCAGCTACCGTCGGAGCCATCGTCTGGAACTACCTGACTACCTGGCCGCTCGACATGAGCTACCTGGTGAACGTGATCGGCGGCGATCCGGTCAATCCCGGGTGGTTCTACACCGACACCACGAACGCTGGCTTCGCCTACTGGCACGACACGGGAAACACCGCTGCCGGGTCGGTGACGGAGTCAGGGTCGGCGGCCTCGACGGCCTCTGGTCACCTCCACTCCGTGGGTTCCGTGACGGAGATCGCGTCGGCATCCTCCTCGGCGTCCGTGATCGTCAACAGCAACTCGGTGTCTCTAACCGAGGCTGCCGCAGCCACCTCGACCGCGTCCGCGTCCGTCCACGCGACTCGCTCCCGGTCTGAGGCAGCTGCGGCAGCGTCGTCAGCATCGATCTCCGTCCACGCCGTCGCCTCCAGGACGGAGCGGGCTGCCGCGTTTGACTATCCCAGCCAGAGCGCCTCTCCTCCGATCGCGGTCACGGCCAGGGATCGCGGATTCGCCGCCGATGCCCCATCGGTCACGGCGATCATGGTGGCCTCTGCGTCAGCTACTGCCGCGGCAGCGGACGCTCCGTTCGTGGTCCCGCCATTTCAGGTGTCGGCGTCAGATGTCATCTTCGCAATCGACGCGCCCATGGTCGCGGCGATCAGGGTGGCATCCGCCTCGGCCATCGCCCATGCCATCGATGCATCCTCCATGACGGCGATCATGGTGGCCTCTGCCTCGGACGCCCTGGCTGCGGCGGATCATCCTGGTCTCCCATCGCCGATCGCGGTGACGGCATCGGACGGCCTCACGGCCCTCGATGCTCCGTTCTTCGTCTCCGACATCTTGGTGAGCGCCTCGGACGCGCTGACGGCCACTGACATGCCGTTCATTCTCAACCTGCCCGGGGTGAGTCCGAAGGGACCGGTGCTGCGGGCCGATAGGCGGTCACCGACGATCCACATCGAGCTTCCGAGGAGCGCGTTCTTTTGACCATCATCCAGGACTTCTCCGTTCCGGCCAGCAACGATATGGACGTGACCTTCATCCTTGATCCGGCGGATGGAATCTCCCTGACCGACGCCCAGGTCCTGTGGAGTGCCTACGGCGCGTCCTTCGCCGCGCCGGTTCCCTTGCCCGTCTTGATCGTCAAGGACAGCAACGTGATCGGCCCGGACGGGACCGAGATAACCATCGTGGAGTCGCCGGAGACGTTCGTCGTCCACCTCTTCTCGGATGACACCGCACTCGCTCCTGGCAACTACTATCACGAGGCCGAGGTGATCGACGCCTCCGGCAACCACGCCACGGTCTGCCAGGGATCGATGACCGTTACCTTAGCCTTGGTGTCCTGATGACCCTCCCTCATGCGATAAGCGCGACGTCCGTCAAGATGCGCTTCCCGGTCTTCCGCGACACGCCGGACGCGCTGGTCGAGTTCGCCTTGGAGGAGGCTGACGTCCAGTGCGACCCGACGCAGCTAGGCAGCTACTACCTGCCGTGCCTCCTCTACCTGACGGCTCACATCATGACGCGGGCGCTCCAGACCCTGGAGGGCGGCGTCGGCATGCCCCTGAGGTCCGTCTCCGTCGGCGGGGAGATAACCTACTCCTACGAGACGCCGGACCAGCCGAAGCTGTCCGACCCGAGCGACCTGACGACGACTTCCTTCGGGACGCGGTTCCTCGAGTTCGTGACGCTCACGGTTCCGGCGGTAGCGATAATCTGAGGAGATAGGTCAATGGCTTTGACTGGCAACGAAGAGGTCCCGATCTTTGGCGGCATCGGGCCGCTGGCCAACGACTTGGTCAGGCGCGTGACGACGCAGGCGATCGCGGATGACGGCGGGATCGACGAGGTGCCGGTATTCTCCGGTCCTGGACCACTTGCGTCGCCCGATGCCGAGCGGATGACATTGACCGAGATTGCTGCCGGTGGGACGGCCGAGGTGCCGCTCTTCGATGGGAGTGGACCGCTGGCCGCGCCGAGCCTTGTCCGGCGGGCGACGGCGACGGAGATCAAGGCTCTGGCGGGGGGCGGCGCCTACCATGCCAAGGCGGTGCATTTCGATAGCAGCAGCGGAACAAGACTGATAATCGGAGCGGCCGGGGCCGACGCGGCGAAGGTGCTGTATTCTCTGTGGGTGGCGAATGCGACGTTGCCGCCGGATCCGGGTGTGAATGACATAATTTTTCTCACTTCATACCCGAACAATAATTTTGAGACCGATACGCAACAGACGCTAGGGCCGGGGTTTGTCGCGTCGGCCTTGCAAATCCAGCTCAATAATCAGTTCTATTCAACATCGAACAGCTTCTTCCCCTTAACGGGGTGGACGAACATAATCTTTTCTTATGATGCGGCGGCTGGAACAGCGCAGTGCTACGTCAACGGAGCGGGCCTGGACTTCTACACAACGGTCCAGGGAACACAGGGGCCGACCGGAACAATAACCGGGCTGCGGAACCTGAGCGTGGGCTTCGGTGTCGAGAATAGCATTCGCTTCGGCGATGATGGATATACTGGCGACAACGGATATTTTGACTGCGCCGATGTTCAGTTTTGGAACGGTGTCTCGACCGACCTTCGCGTGGCTGGAAATCTGGCCAAGTTCATCAGCGGCGGGAAACCCGTCAATCCGTCCGTCGCGGCGGCCGCGTTCGGTCGACAGACCATCTTGTACTCTGGAGATCACGCGTCCTTCCCGATAAATCAGGGCACGCTCGGAGCGGCTACCATCACCGGGCCGCCCCTCACAGATGCTCCTTCGAGCCCGAGCGATTGACCGAATGGCCTCCGTCATCCTCCCGCCGCCGCGTGGCGCCCCTCTCTTCGCCTGGGGGACGGTCGCGCGCCAGGCAGCCATGCTGATCTCCCGGCACGGCCAGCAGTGCGTCCTCCGGCGGGCGTCCGGCGACCGCTGGGTTCGCGCCTTCATTCGCCGCTTCACGCAGCGGGAGATGATGGGCGGCCTCGTCGATCCGCTCGTCCGCTACGCCCTGATCGCCGTGCCGATCATTCCGCCGCCGGACCACCAGCAGGATCGGCTGGTTACCTACGTCCAGCCGCTCGGCAACCCGCCCGTCGAGCTCGAGGTCCTTCGCATCTTGACCAACCCGGAGCGGATCGAGCCGGCCGGGACCATCGCTTTCTGGAAGCTGACGGTGAGGAGATAATCCATGACCACTTTGACCGGCACCGAGGAAGTTGCCCTGTTCACGGGCGTCGGTCCGCTCGCCGCCCTGGAAGGGGGACGGACGACGGCGCAGGCCATCGCGAACCTCGGCGGTGGCGGAGGAGGGGGTCTGGTTCTGATTTCTTCGGGAATCATCTCATCTCCCGTATCGTTCTTGGACGTCGTCTTGCAGTGTTACGGCAATGGACACACGCCGCCCACCGATGGGTCGCACTTGACGGCAGGTTCTTGGTTGCTGTTTGGCATCCCGGGCGTCTCGTGATCATCGGCACCCGCGAGGAGATACTGGAGCGGATCGTCGCCGTCCTCGGTGCCGTCCCCGGCGTCGCCATCTCGGCGCGCAACCGGGCAGATCTCGCCGACACGACCTTGGCCGACGCCTTCCCGGCGGTGATCGTCCTCGACGGCGCGGAGGACATGGTCCAGCAGATCGTGCCGAATAAGACGGTGCGGATGCCCCCAGCGATCATGCGGCTGAGGCCCGAGATATTCGTCATCTTGCCCCAGCGGGACGACGCGACCAACCAGACCCTCGGCGGCGTCGACCAGCCGATCGGGCCCGACCTCTCCGCCTTCCGCGACTCCTGCCTCGCCGCCCTGATCAACGACGCGGTGCTCTGCGGCAACGGGCGCGATGTCCAAGGTCTCCTGACCACCTCCGGTCAGATAGTGTATCGTGGATGCTCGACAGACATGGCGTCGGGGCGGACGCTGTGGGGCCAGCTCCAGCTGTTCATCGACTTCCACTATGTGTGGGTCCCGCCTAGAGCCTGACAAAGGAGAGAACACTCGATGCCTACCCTTCCCCCAAACCTGACGTCGCCGAACATCGGCAACTTGGTCGTCGGCCGCGGCTACCTGTCTATGAAGCTCATCGGCGAGAGCAGCTTCCAAGACATGGGAAACGCCACGCGCCTGACCCTCCAGGTAAATCCGACTCGCCTGGACCACTACTCCTCGCGCATCGGCGTACGGAGGAAGGACCTCACCGTGGTCACCCAGCTCGACGCCAAGATGACGATGACGCTGGAGGAGGCCACGGTGCGGAACATGCAGCTGATGGTCCTGGGCCTGGGTCAGGAGTCGGCGGCGGACAGCATCCAGCTGATGGAGGAGCCGCTGTTCTACGCGGCGATCAACTTCACGGCGACCAACGTGGTCGGTCCGCGCTGGAACGTGGTCCTCCCGAACGTGCTCCTCACCCCGACGAACGCCTTCATGCTCATCGCCGAGGGCAGCGGAACCTGGGCGTCGATGGAGATCGAGGGCGATATCCAGTTCGACCAGGTCAGCCAGGGGTTCGGTTGGATGTGGACGGACGACTTCGTCCCGGCGCACTGACGAGGAAAACGAAGAGAGGCGCGTATGACCGAACAAGAAATCAGGGCGCGGTGGTCCCGCGTTCGTTCCATTCTGATCAAGGCCGTTCGCGAGGACGAGGAACCCTCCAAGGAGGACAAGGTCGAGTTGATCGATTCTGGCCTTCTTCTGTTGGAACAGTTATCCATTGATCTTCACGACGTCTCCGTGGGGAGGGTATGATGGCCGAGCCGATCTCCCTGTTCGACCTGCGGCGAAAGAAGAAGACCGTCGAGCTGAACGGCGGCGACCAGACGGTCGTCGTCACCGGCCTGACCGCCCGCCAGGTCTGCGACCACCTAGAGCGTTTCCCGGCCCTCGCCTCGCTGTCGATCGGTGGGGCGATGACGCCGATGGAGGCGATCAAGGCCGTTCCGGGCGTCACGGCGGCGTGGGTGGCCTCCGCCCTCGGCCATCATGGAGACACCGCTGCGGAGGCCGCTGCGGAGGAGAACCTGTCGATTGAGGACACGGCCTTCATTATCCAGGAGTCGATGCCCCTGACCTTCTCGCGGGGCTTTGGCCCTTTCGTCGAGCGGCTGGGGGCGGTCATGGGCAGCCTCACCGCTGGTCCTGGAAGGGCGCCGGCTACGAGGTCGCCTATGCCCTCGCCGCCGCAGGGGGCCCTCTCGACGACGGAGCCTGGGACCTCACCCCAAGACAACTCGCCGCAATGATGTTTCTCTCGGAGCGGAGAAGGCTGACATCTGTCCACGACGATATATCCTCCGTCGCCCTTGGTGCCCGCGGTAAGCCTGACGCCTTGCGGGAGCGTCTTGATGAACTGGAGAAATTGCTATGACGGCCATCACTCAGTTCGACCTGCTCGATCCCGCCTCCCTTGCCAGGAAGGTTAACGCCGCTCACGGCGCCAACACCGTCGACTACTTCGGTCTCTTGGACCCGGCGCGGGGTGCCCATCAGATGAACGTCGCCGCCGGCTCGACCGTGTTCCACGCGCCGCCCGGCAAGGGCTGGTACGACCCGGGCTGGAGCCCCGCGGCCCTGACCACGGCGCTCGGAACGTAGCATGCGGGTCCGCGCCTACGTCGACGACGCCAGGGTCGGCGCGCTCTTCCAGCGTTCCTCTCAGAGGTTAGAGCGGGCGGGGCGCGACGCGATCCGCTGGTCGGCCAACGAGGTGGCGGAGGAGATCCTCCGTGTCGGCCGCCTTGACATCCAGGGAGCCGGCAACTTCGGGACGCGGTGGACGGAGGGCTTGGAGGCCGGCGTCACGGTCACGGAGGGCGGCGGCAACGTCCGGATCAATGTCACTCATAGTGTCGGGTATTGGGGCATTTTCGAGCATGGAGCCGTTATTCATGGTCGCCCCTTACTGTGGCTGCCTCTTTCATTCGCGAATATCCCCCAGGGAGTGAGTGCTCGCGACTTCGGCCCATTGTTCCGAGTAGATCGCAAATCAGGTGCCGCACCTCTGCTCCTGTCATTTGCTGACCGCCAAGCGAAGTATGTGGGAAAATCGCAGGTCACTATCCCGAAAAAATTCCACCTGACAGAGATAGCAAAACGAGCGGCCGCAAGGCTACCATTGCTCTGGAAGGCGCGGCTGAAGGAAGAGGGATTGAAATGATTAATGATTGGCGCTGGCGGCTACTGCATCCACGGTGGTGGCAGCTATACTTTTCCCACGGCGTTTTGATCGGGTCCTTCGGCAGGAGGGGCGGCTATCGGCATTCCATACGGCTGTTCCCTCCTCGATGGGGACGAAGATAGATGAGCTCCGGCGGCATGGACGAGGTCTTCAACGTCGGCTTGAGGCTCGACTCCTCCGGCGTGCGGGCGGAGGGCGAGGCGGCCGGGCGCCATGCCAAGGAGGGGTTCGAGTCCGGCTTCGGCCGGGCCGGGGCGGCTCTCCTGGAGCCGTTCGGCATCAACCTGGAGAAGATCAAGACTCAGGTCGAGGCCATCGGCAGAGGTGGTGGTGGTCTATCCATCCTGACCCGCAACTTCGGTGAGATGGCCGTCGCCGTGACCGGTGGCCTCATCGCGTTCCAGGGCCTGGAGTCGACCATCGAGCGGGTGACCGAGGCCGGCCACAAGTTCCAGGAGATGTGGGACGGCATCCGCGAGTCCGGCGTCGGCGCGGATACGTTCCAGGCCCTCCAGGACTCGGCAGCCAAGGCTGGCGTCTCTGTGGATGCCATCGGTCCGGCTCTTCAGCGGTTCCAGATGAATCTCAGCCGCATGGCCCTCGGTCAGGGGACGCCTCTGGAACGGACCATGCTCAACCTCGGTCAGGGCGGCATTCTCCAGCAGATGCTCGGCACGCAGGACGCCGGCAAGCAGTTGGAGCTGTTTCAGCGCGCTCTTCAGGGTACTTCCACGGAGGGCGAGAAGCTCAACTTGGTCATGCAGGCGTTCCGCTCCCGGGAGATGCTCCGCGTCTTCGATGAGACCGGCGGCAGCATTCAGAAGGTGGTCGCTCATCTCCGCGAGATGGGGGCGCTCCAGTCGCCGCAGTTCATAAAGGACGCGGCGGAGGCCCACGCCCAATTCGAGGAATTGTCCCACGTCGTCGGCGTCAAGCTGGAGGCGGCGCTGGTCAAGTTGGAGCCGGTGCTCACTGCCATCCTCGGCTTCGTCAATGCCATAGCCAGCGGCTTCGGCGCCATCGTCGGCGGGATAGAGAGCGCGGCGAAGTGGGCTGGTCTTTCCGGGGGAGAGAAGGCTTCGGAAGGGACTGCGGCGACGGGGCCGGTGGTCACGTCTCCCTTCCCCGGCGTTCGCGTGACCCAGTACGCTCCCGGCCTGTCCGTGACCCGGCCATTCTCCCTGCCGATCCTGCGCGGAGGCGGAGGCGGAGGCGGGATGGGAATGGGGGCCAGCGGAGGAGCAGAAGGATCGGTGTTTCCGAACAATATCAGGTCCGTGCTCGATGCTTCCGGCAATCCCGTCGCTCCCATGTTCTCCGGCCTTCCCAACACGAGCACGATGGATCTCAACAATCGCACCCTCTCCGTAGAATCTCCATTGAACAAGATCGAGGAGAACACGAGGAGGACGGCGGATAACACGGCGAAGCCCGGGCCGACGATAGGTTTCACCGGAACTGCTCTTCCGACGACGCCCGGAGCGATAGGGCGTCCGGTGTTCTCGCCTCTGGTGCCAGGAGAGGTAGGGGCACAGGATGTTGGTGGTTTCGGTCTGCGCCGTCCGGCTCCAGGAGAGGGCGCGCTGGATATTCCGCCCACCTGGGGGCTGTCGACCATCAACCTCAGAGGAGGGGCCGCGGCGGCCGGCGGCATTGGCCTCGATCCGTCTTTTAAAGTGACGAAGGCGCTGAACGATCTCGCCGATGCCATCGTGGTCGGGAAGGAAAAGGTGCTCGGCGCGGCGCAACAGGAACCCCGTCAGTATTTTGGGCAGCTGGCGCCCTGGCAGAAGGCCCGTGGCGGCGCGATCGACGGCCCCGGCACGGAGACCTCGGACTCCATCCCGGCGATGCTATCCCGCGGCGAGTACGTGATTCGTGCTCACGCCGTGCGCCAAGTCGGTCTGCCGTTCCTCGACGCGCTCAACAGAGAGCCGCACCGGACGCTGAGCGGCGCCCTCAACCTGGAGGCCGGCTACAATCACGGCGGCCTGATTCCCGGGTTCGCCGGGGGCGGCTCGGCCCCGTCCCAGGGCGATCCGGTCTGGGCGAAGGTCTACGAGGAGTTGCCGAAGCTGGGCGCCCACTGGAGCCGAAGATGGAGTGCCTGGGAGTGGGGCGCCAGTGCTCCGCTCGGGGAGTTGCGGCACAGTCGCGTGTCCAACGGATTTCTGATCCGCCTTCACGACGAGGTCCTCGGCGGAGGCAAGTCGGATTCCTCGAGGATTCGACAGATAAACATGGACAGGGCCGCGGTGCAGGCGCGGCACACCACCGATCCATCGCAGCTGGCGATGTTGAAGAAGGGTTATACTCGTGACGAGGTTGGCCATTGGTACGATCCCGAGGGTCGGCTGGTTCCTGCCAATCTCGTCTCCATGAACTACATGGTGAGGCCGGACATCTACGAAGGTGGCGGATCCGGAGTCGGCGGTGACAGTGGTCCCGGGTTTCGTCTCGGCGGACTTGTCCGCGGCCTCGCCAGAGGCGGACTGATCACGCTGCCTGGCGGACCGACGCTGGGGAACGTTCCGGCGGCCGCGGGGACTTCCCCAGGGCTCTTGGCAGCCACGGCAGCCCTCCGCGAGGCTGCTATCGGTGGCGGTGACATCATGGGCGCCCTCAGGGCCGTCGGCGCGGCCGACGTGCCCAACTTCAACCTATCTGGAATCCAGCTCTCCACGCAGGCTCTGAGGAACACGGCGGAGTGGTCACGGATCGGGCCGAGCATGCTCCAGGGCGTCAACCGCCTCGGCGGCGGGGAGGGCGGCGCCCTCGGTAGCGCCGGCACTCACACGCTCGACATACGGACCAACGCCGGGACCTTCTCGACCTGGACCGACAACCCGACGATAGAGGCGATTCGCTCCTCCTCGATCGGCGAGCAGCTCTACTCTACCGGCGCGCGACCGAGCTGGTTTTCATAAAGGAGGAAGGTTATGAGGAAGTGGCGCTCGCACAAGATAGTCGAGGCCGAGCCGATCAAGAGCTTGTGGCCGGATCGGATGCAGGACACGACGAAGTACACGGTGGAGTTCGAGGACGGCTCGCAGATCGAGGTCAAGCCAGACGTGTTCAAGCGGGCGCATCCGAAGATCGGTGACTATCTCGTCCGTTACGAGGATGGTTACGTGTCCTGGTCGCCGAAGAAGACGTTCGAGAAAGGCTACGACGAGATCGCCTGATGCCAGGTCCATCCCTGACCCTCCTCGACGGCACCCTCCTCGTCCTGACGCCTCTCTCCGGCCAGGCGACGGTCATCCTGACGCCCTACGCGGCGCGGGGGCTGACCCAGACCCTCGACCTGGTCACCAACGCCCAGTGGACGCGGCGGGACGTCAATGGATTTTTGAGGTCGGTGGCAGATGACAGATTTCGGAAGTATAGATCGGTGATCAGCTGCCGGGATGGCGAGATGCCGGCGATCGACGGGACTTGGATCGGAGAGATCGTCGACGTGTCCT